GGCGATGGGTTCATCAGCAGAAGGAGGGACAGGGGATTGCCCCTTCTGTCCCTCCTTTCTGTTAATCTGGAAGCCAAATAACTGACTCATGATTAAAATACAAACAGTTGAGCGTTCAACTATTTATTAAACTAAAAATACGCGGATTTTTAGTTGGTAGCAGGAATGCTGATGCCAGAGATTCCGCCGTCATCAACAGTCCAGTAAGACATTTGGAATTCAACAGAGAATTCTTCAATCTGATCATTGCTATCATAAGCAAGATCAATCTGGGAAATGCTGATTGGGAAAGCGTGCCAGAGTTTGTAAGTTCTAAGAACAGAACCACCAGGATTGGTTGCATCTTTCTGTAGTTGAGATACAGTCAGATCCTTCATGTAGGATGCTGCACCACCAGAAGGTGTGAATAGAGGAGCGGTATTTTCCTGATGAGTATTCATCTGGTCCATCCACTGCTCGAATCTGGAACGGATCTTCATGTCCTTATCATTGAAGAATGTTGCAGACCAGTTATCGAAGGTTCTATCGCCAACGATTTTGACTGTTCTGCCACGGAAAGGAACATCGACACTTCCGAGAGAAGATCCTGGGAGTGCAGTAGACTTACAGAGGAGAGTGATTAGCTCTCCATCTGTAGTGCCGCCTGCTGCATCGGGGAAAGGAATTCCTACCTCAAACATGTTGGGCTTTACGCCCTGTCCAATTTGACCTAGGAAACCGTTAATGCTGCTTGATAATGGCATTTGATTTTACCTCTTTAATGTTTTGCTATACTATTAATTATCTACCAATGACTTCACTGAAGGAAACTCCAGTTCTCGTTGCCGTTAGAGTAACGGTTACATAGTTGATTGAGCGGGTTGGCTTGAGGTATAACTCAGCAACAAACTCGTTAGAATCAATAACGGTAGGTGTGTTATTGGACGTATCACAAACAACGAGATAATCAGTCAGACCTCTACGTGCCTGAATGGAGGAGAGGTAAGATGTCATCGCAGAAGCAAAACCGCCTCTGGTGATTTCATCATTTTGCTCGAAGAGTACCTGCTCTCCAAGTGCTCTTGCTCTCTTCTCAATGTTAAGGAAGAGGCGACGAACATTGATTCTGTCGAATGCAGAAGGAGATGCAAGTGCGGTCTTATCACCGAAGAGTACGGGACCAGAACCAGGGAATGCAACAACAGGGTTGATTCTTGACTGGTAAAGCTCGTCTCTGTCTGCCTTGTTTGGATTGTATGCTAGTTTTACAACGTTGCGAATACCGCCACGGTTTAGACCAGCAGGAGAAACCCAATCATCTACAGTTGCAGATGTTCTTACACATAGACCAGCGATATCACCGTTACAACCGATGTAGCGGTACTTATCGTTGAAGCGATCATAAGTGTACTTAATTCCGCTGTCAAATACAGCGAAAGAAGTTGATGCTAGATTCTCAAAGAATCCTAGTGTATTTTCTCTTTGCTGAGTAGAAGTTAGTGCTCCACCAGAAGAAGCAACTTGGTTGCCAACGTGAGGAGAAACAAACGCGATGCAATCCTGTCTAACGGTTGCAACACCAATAACTGCTCCTGCTTTTGTCTTAGAGTCAGTTTCGTTTGCCATTGAACCACCCATGAGTACGAAGTCAATTTCAGTTGCTTCGGTATCTTGGAAGAGGTTATAAGCAGTGGTGATTTCGCCAGCAGTGTATGCGTAATCATCAGTACCACCTGATAGGAGGTAACCATCAAAATTATTTCCAGTTCCAGAAGGAAGAATCAACTTCATTAGTTCTGGAGCTCCAGCCGTTGCAGCGTAAGAAGCAGCAGCATTACCCCATGCGTTGCCAGTAGCCTGAAGATTTGTTGACTGCTCGGAACCAGAATAGATGTAACCAGACTCTAGATTAACTCTATCTCTCCAGTAGTTTGATGCGCCTTCTGGAGTTACAGCATCGCTTAGTTTAGAAGCATAAAGGAACTTCTCAACTACAGCGTTGGTTCTCTCATCGATAACTGCAACGTGTACTTCGTCATAGCTCAGGTAGTTTTCTGCAGCAAATGCAGATGTGCCTGGGCGAGGACCAATTGCACTGAGTTTTAGACCAGTTCCTGCGATGGAAGTGTTGTTATACCATGGGGTTGTGGTAACACCATTTGCAGATGCCTTAACACCATCGGTATTGATGATTGCAATTGTGTTAGCGTCGATAACAGTGTAGACCTCGTGGTCATTAATGCCATCATTGTATGTTGCGCCAACTGCTAAACCGTGAGAAGCAACAGTTGCAATTTCGTCAGCACCACGGTCAACAATAACAACACGATAGTTGTTGCCTTCTGTACCAGCATAGCGTGCTGCTAGAACTTCAGATGTAGCGCCACCATCAAAATCATCTTTAGTTGCGATGAGAGCACCGCTTCCAGATTCGGTTGCGTTTAGGACTCCAGTTGCTGCTCTTACAACGGCAAGTCTGCCGCCGTATCCTAAGTATTCTGATGCTACCAACCAATCAGCAGCGTTATCTTCTCCAGGACCACCAAAAGTATCGATTAGTTCTCTTTCAGAAGAGACGTTAACGATCTGACCAATGGGTCCTTTTCTGAATGTCGAAGCGAATGCAGCTGTTACTGCTACATCACCAACGATAACGGCATTAGAAAGGTCACGTTCTTTAATGATAACACCAGGCGAGACTTGACTTGCCATGTTTTTACCTCGTAGATATTCCAAAATTTATCTAAATCTATTTAGATTTTTGGATGTTTCAAACGGGGAAACTATGCGTGAACTACCAGTCTGGATAACCCCAGTCAAAAAATGGATCTCTCTTTTTTCTAGTGTCCATCACTCTTTTAACTGTGCAGTCTTTGCATTCGTATGAGTATGCTGACGGAAGACCTCTTTTATTTTTTCTTGTCAAATAATAATCTTCGATCAAGACTTTCTTTTCTCCACAAACCCTACAAATTCTTTCTTTAAAAAGTAGATGTTCTAAAGAAAACTGATCTCCAATATCCATTAGTAATTCCACATGTAAGATACTTCTTCTTGAGTATTACCATATTCCCAGAGGTTTCCATCTGCATCGATGTAAGTATCATCTCCCAATCCATCATCAATAAAACCAAAAGGTGCCATGTCTTGCTCAATTTGATTTCTTTGTTCTTCATAAATCCTTCTTCTGATGTCCTGGTCAGTCATCTCCTTGAAGTATTCTTGCATGACTAACCATGCAAAGAGAACCATACACATCACAAGGTCATCATGGTATCCTTCATCTGCTTCCCATGCTTGTTTCTTCTGCACAAATGTGGTAAGCTCTTGGAAGATCTGGAAGTCATTGAACAATAACTTGTCTTCCTCAATAATTGCTTTGAGGTTCGCGCAACCAATCTTCTTCACGGTCACGCTCATCTTTACACCTAGTTGTGTTTTGTTTCCTGAGAATCCTTGTCCGACGATTTGACCCGCTCTGCCACGCATAGCACACATAAGGACGTTAGGATACTCAAGATCGTAATTGAGAGTTGCAGCAATACTATCACCGATATCATTGACTTCTACCAGAACGTATGGATTATTATATTCTTTGCAGACTTGAAAAATTACTGAGGGAAACAGTACAGGTTTAATCTCATTATTTCTGTACTTTGCAACGATCTTATACGGCATCGTGGTGATATCAAACACGAGGAAAGCACTATAGTCGCCACCAATTCCTCTGGCAACGTCCACAGTAATAATATATTCGTGATCCTTTTGCACTCTCTCATACACGTCAAGTCCTGCATTGCTCTGTATAGGATCTGCGAAAGGAATAGTTTGTAGTTTAGATGGACTGATAAGTGTATCAGCAGATCCAAGGAAGTCGCACTCAAACTCTTGAGAGAACTGCCGTGGAGATGTGTTCTTAATTGTTTCTTCTTTCCACTTGGCATCCCTTCCTGGGACCTGTGACCAGTGGACTTCATTAGTAACATAATCATTCTTACCTCTCCTAGCATCTTCCCACATCTTATAAAAGTGGTTCATGCCATTCGGCGTTGAGATAATTATGACTTTCGTTGATTTACCAGAAGTAATAGTAGGATAAACACTGGCAAAGAATTGCTCTGCAACATGGTTTGGAACGAAGGCGAATTCGTCGAGGAAGAGAATATTGAACGACATGCCACGGACAGCAGACGCAGATGTAGAAGCTGCCAATATCTTACTGCCATTTTCTAACTCCACATTACCTTTGTTCCATACCAGGATACCATGCTGCATCCACTTTGGTAAATTTTCGTAAGCAAGTTGTAATCTTCCTAGAAGTTCCCTAGCGGTAGATGCCTTGTTTGCAAGAATACCAATGTTAACGCTATCATAGAAAATTGCATAATAAAGAAGATAAGCGACAACCGTAGTAGACTTTCCTGTTTGTCTTGGGAGCTTTGCGATGTTGAATCTGTTTTCATGGAAGTCGCGCAGAATTTCCTTTTGAAAATCATACATCTTGAAAGGTACTAAACCTTCATCAAGAGAGATGATCTGAATGTAATTCATAGCAAAGTAGATAGGATCATTCTTACATTTGATCCATTCATCAATTTGCTTCTTTGTAAATTGAATGGGTGTACCCGCCTTCTTCAGGTTCGGGTTGCCCAAATAAACATCATTACTAGTTGCCACAACAATCAGATCACTACTGATTATTTATCTTTCATGTCCTTGTCCATCTCTGGACCATTGTTTTGTAGATCTTCCAATCTCTTTGCCCAAGTATCTCCACCATCAGCACCACGCTTTGGGTTGATACACTGATGATTTGCTAACTTATTGCAAACAAGACCAGCGAGGTCTAACTCATTTCCTTTTTTGCCTGTGCCAGACCAGTAGTGTTGTCCGTTGATCCAGACAGCACCACACTTGGGACACTCTGCTCTACTCATTGATAGATCAGAATACTCCCTATCCTCTCTGTCTCTCATTTCTTTAGTTCCTGTAGCATTTTTTCAATGTTCGCGGTATCCTTTACAAGTTGACGCTTTAGTTTCCTACGCATCAATTCCATTCTAAATTGAATCCACGCATAACGTAGCTGGAGATCCACATAAGCAAAAAACCTCATCGTTGCTTCAACCCCGCCAATGGCAAAAAGGATTAAAACAAAGATGAGGATTAGGTAAGTCCCGTACATCATGTGTTACATCCAGCTACACTTATTATAGTTTATCTAGGAAAAAATAGTGTAAAATTTTATTACGATTTTATAAGTATCGCTTTACACACCAATTATATTTTTATAATATACTGGTTGCTTTACAGAGAACCGTTGGCACGTCTGATTTCTCTAAGCTCTTCGAAGTCTTTTTGCTTAGTGCCGCCATCGTATGCCCAAGCGTAGCCTTCTGTAATCATTTGCTCATTGAGTGAGAGTTCTGCGTCTCCAATGTAGAGCCACCCGAGAAGACGCCCATATTTACCCACACCACCAACAAGCTCAGTACGAACAGTAAGCTCATCGTCGCCACTGATAGCACCTTCAAGCTTGTCCTTAAGCCAGTTGGTGGCATCGTATCCCAATGCTTTCTCTTCAGCGTCCTTAGTTCGTTTTTCTGGTGTGTCCACTCCAGCAACTCTAACTCTTTCTTTTTTATATAAGTCAAAACCAAGATCAATCGTGACATCAATTGTGTCGCCATCCAATACTCTATCTATGCTGATCACTCGGAAGTTGTAGCAGCTCTTCCTGCTCGGGGGTGTCATAGATCCCATTTTCTCTTTCATCGATGCCTAGTATATAGTAGACAATATAAAAAACCCCCGCTAGGAGTAGCATGATACTGAATATCACACTCCAAACGGGGTCATTTATATCATTCAGTGGGCGGAGTAGGAGGTTCATGACGACTAAATGGTTCCCAATGTTCCCAACCATATTTATGGACTGCCCACATTCCAAGGATAGGAACGAATACTAAAAGGAACCCCATGACACCTAGGCACCACGGGCGTTCCATTACTGCTCTTGCTATGTGTCCTAGTTGATGCATCATTGATCTGACAAAATAGAAATAAGAAAAAGAAAAATACCAAACGAAAGCATAAAACCTAAGATGAACGCTTCTGAAAATTCCATGTTTCCCAGGGGTCGCAATTGTGTACGCAGGATTTTGGATGTGCCCACTCAGATTCTTTTTGCATTCCTAATTGACATCTCAATCTTCTGATCTCTTCTTTGAGCCAGAGATTTTCATTTTCTAATTCTGATATTCTGTCCATAATGATCTAAAGTATCTGTCAACGTGGTGTAAACAATCGAGGGGTGCTATCTCTTCACCTAACGCCCACTCAAAACATAAGTCGGACATTTCTTGAGTGACGTGAGGCACCCCAAACATTCTAGAAAAAGATGATAAAGAAAAATCGTACCGCCGCTTAGTGGGCGGTTCCATTTCCCTTGTACATATCGGTGTCATAGTATCCACCCTTCCTAGATCCAAAGTAAAGTGTAGTTAAAACAAAAGGCACCGCTATGATTAGCAGTGCCCGTCCCAATAAATGCTCCATGTTCTTTTGTCTTCTATGTGTGAAATGACTGAAGTTAATACGAACCATTCGGATGCTGTAGAATAAACTACATACTTGATATCGTTTACCGTAACGATATACTTCCTCATGGATTGTGGTTCTTATTTGATTTGATTTGATTGTATCCCCAGACTGCTAGGGTGCCGATACCTAGACCAGCAATACAGCAAAGAAACATGTGAATAATGTGTTCGAAGGTTGAATGATCTGCGTGATTCATGAGACGTGAATAGTTCCTACCATGCCAGCCCCCTTATGGGGACCACACCAGTAAGTATAGTCTCCTGCCTCTGGGAATGTCAACTCAAAGTCCTCGCCTGGTAACATAGCGAGACCTTCGTGGCTCAACTCAGGGTGATCCTCTACCACTACGTTGTGGGGAGGGAGCATGTTGTTAATAAAGTGGACCGATTCGCCAGCAGCGATGGATACCTCAGCAGGTTCAAAGACTAGGTTGCCATTGGCACCCATCATTACGTCAACCGCCCACGCTGGTGATGCGAGAAAGAGTGTAGCTAGAAGCGCAAAAAAGAACTTCATAAAACTTATTCAACTATCTTATCTAGGAGGTTCACTCTTTCCAGGAAATAGTTGTAGCTTATTGTAGCGTGGATTTGTTTTGACTTCCTGACTTATCATCTCGCCAAGTTCGTCAGAACATTGACACCACTTTTTTCTCGCCTCTGGCGCACCTAATGCTTTTTTTGCGACAAGCGGAACCATTCCCTCCACAATGCAGCACATTCATCTGATTTTTTATTGAGGTGTTCTTCTCTATACACTATGCTACGTTGTTTTCCTCTTCGTAATATTCTAGTTTATTGATTAGTTTTTCATACTGCTCCCACATGTATTCGGAACCAGTTTCATCCTGGTAATTTTTACATGCGCGGATTAACCTTGTGATATCGTCTGAGTTAAATTTCATCATGGTAAAGACACTCAATAGTAATTATATCTAGTTATCTCAGCAATTCCACGCTCTTAAGGATTTATTAATACGACTGTCTTTGTCGTTGGCAGTCTTCTTAGAAGTTAATTTCTTTTTCATGCCCTTCATTCTAGCGCAGAAGGATGCCCTCCTGGGATTTCCAACCTTCTTGCTAGGTGCTTTGAGGTCAGATCCTGGATTTTCTCTCTCGTAAGACTTTCTGCCTTTTTCGTTGAGTCCTCCTTTTTTGTTCTGTCCTTCTTTTCTGGTCCAGGCACTTTCTTCTAGCTCGACCTCTTCCTTTTTGACAGACTTGATAGGCACGGCAAAACGATCCCATGCCTTCTCCCCATAAGAGCACTCATCTCTAGTCTCTGGTTTCTGACAGAGCCTACAAAACTTTTTCTCTTCTTTCTCTTTCTTCTTTGCTTCTTCAGCGAGATGCTTGATCTCTTTATATGCTCTCATGAATAAAAAAGAGGATGTACTAATTTATTTATTATCTTTGCTCCAACCAGTTAAGAACTGCCAGTGCTGCTTTGTTAGTGTTGGGAGAGGCACACTCTAGAGTGTATATATCACTCACAGTTCCCAAAGAACTTCTGCCAATCTGTAGTGATGCCTTTTGGTCAAGTTCAATCAGACTAGCACCACCACCAACAGTAAAACCTGAGAGAATAGTTACACCACCAGTAGCATCAGTCGCAGTGGTATTTACCTGAGTAATCGCATCTGAGTTTGGATGGTTTATCCAAGTGCCACCAGTAAGAGTTGCATTTTCTACCAACCTCCAGAATACATTCGTGTTATCGTTTGTTGCTACCTGTAGAGATCTTGGCAACACGATACCTGCCAAAGCACCAGCTTTTAGACGCAAACTCAAAACAGGGTAGAATGTATTTGCTGCTGTCAGTGTAGTGCCAGTGATGGGGTTGGCATAACTAACCAGTGTACCGAGTTTCTCTGGTTCACCTTCTTGGGTGAGAGAGTTAGAACCTTGATAGATGTAATGAGTTCCAGCAGCACCAGTTACATTCTCTAACTCGCATCTGATTGGAAGGAATGGAGTGGAGCACCAAACACTATCTTGGTGGTTTGCAATATTAAACTTATGAATGACGTGAGTTTCACCATCAATCGTATAAGTGAAGATTACTTGACCAGCACCATACCATTCATACTCAATGTTAATCATCTGAATGGCAGTGGGACTAGCAGTAATCTGACTGGGACCATTACCATCTAACTTATCACCATTCCAGTTATCTCTGGTAACTCTTGTTTCTACTACACTACCAGATGCTTTACTGCGAATAACACAAGAATAGGTGTCACCATCATCCTCAAAGTAAGCACCATTGTTCTCGTCAAATATACCAAATCTTCTGCGAACTCCTGCTACTGGAGTCTCCAAACGAATAGCAAAAGATATCAGTGATGCTCTGCCAGGAATGTATCTCATCACAGCCCTGGTCTGTCTGATTACTTTGTCACCAGCAGTGCTGCCAACAGACATCGTGACATTGGAAGCATTTGGATTATGGACAGCAGAAGCAGTGCCAGTGATGCCAGTTTCCCAAACATCAGTCTCTAAACCATACTGGAATGTGTTAAAGAAAGTTGTTTGATATGGAGATGTTTTTAATCTATTCTTACCAGTAAACTGTGGTCTCCAATCAGTTTGCTCACCCCAGTGGTCAGCGATCTGGACTACCTCAAAGTTTGTTGTGTCCTGAACCCTATATGCTTGGTCCTGCTTGTTCCACTGTGCCATTAGAGTAATACTGGATCGTTGTTTACATCATGGCGCTGATACACGCCTGGTGTTCTAGTGGTATTGTCATAGTTCCTAGCTTGGAATGTGCCAGGAGTTCTTGTAGCATTTGAATAATCATGTGCGACATAATCACCATTCCAATCACTATAAGTCACAGTGCTCCAACCCTCAGTGCCAGAAAACTGATTGACAGTTGTGCTAGCAGGTTGAGGAGACACAATAACATTATCGTAATCGTATCTTGTGTATGCCATCTAGATTACACCTCTGAGGTATTTATCTCTTGTTGCCGTTCATCTGTTTCAGCATCTTCTGTAGCTCCGCAGTGCTACCGACAAACATAGCGTTGTTGGTGACCTTGGTTGGACCTTTCTTTTCCTCGTCAAGATCCTTCATCTTCTTATGAAGATCTTGGAGTTTCTCAGTCATGTCTGCAACGTGCTTCATTGCCGCTACAGCGACTTCATACGCTCTCGGGTGCCCTGACTCCTGGGCGACCTCTAAAGCGCCTCTGACCGCCTCCTGCCCGTGATCTATGAGGCTGTATAGTTCGCCTCTGGTATATTCATAATCTTTTTGGCGGTCATCATCAGTTTTTTCCACCTTTACTGGTGGTTTTTCCTCAACAGGTTCTGCACTAATGTTGAGGATCTCTTCCATGTTTTCTTCTAAACTCATAATTAATAATAAGCAATACCTTCGTTAAATCCAAAATCATCATCAGCAGTTACTAATGCATCATCTGCAGAGTTGATTACACCATCATTGTTATTGTCCTCCGTTGCCTTAGGAGAATATGTACGTGTAGCAGTTCTTCTGCTGACGGATAGATCGCCCATTGTCTCATGAATAATAGCAGTTCTAATAATACCAGAGTTGCTATATGGACCGTATAGATACGATTTCATACTAAACCTTAGTGTATATACGATATATCTACGGTTTAAGAAACTATCATCCCATTCATCTTCGTAACTGATGTTTTGCAAAACAATAGGAACATCACGTTTTTCATCCATATCTGGAATGAAATTGATGGTTACTGAAAATGATGGTTGGAAGTATGGCAAAATCTGTTCTATGATTTGCAATGCTTCGTCCTGAGACTTTGCAATCACTCCCATCTCAAAATCAAAATTATATGGAACAGGAACATACTGAGTCTTTACTTCATCGCCATTATCGGCAATGATTGTTTTATACTTCTGTGTTGGGGGAGTTTTTCTTTGAGCGTCATAGTCTAGACCCTGCATCTCGAAGTAGATGCGTGGGAGAGTAATTGCTACCTTGCTTCCAACCTCTGGGTTTTGTTCTAGTCTTGTAAGAAACTTATTCTTGGGACCATATGCAAGAGGCACTTTCTCTACCTCAAGAATATCGCCAGTGCTAGGATCTTTCTTTTGCAACTCAATGTTGTTAAAGAGAGTACCAAAAGCAATGATATTCCTTCTAATAGTTTCGTTATAAAAATGTGATCCTAACATCAGAAGCTACCTGTTTGATTACCAAATTCACCAAATGGGTTGCCCTCAGACCAATCAATGATATTATCAGCGTCGTCTTCGATTTCCCTATTTTGGTCGTAAGAGATTGATACATTATTTAGAGTGTCAAATGTCTCTGGAGACCACTTAGCACCAGAAGTTAAACCAGTTATTGTTTCAGCGGTTGTAAACGTTCCTGTTCTGTTGTAAACTTCGAGTGCTCTTGTTGTGCTATCCCAAGACTTGACTTCTGCTCTATTGTCTTTTGGCGAGTAGTCGATTGTAATGGTAGGCGCAGAAGTATAACCAGTGCCGCCGTTTGTAATGAGAATACCGTTAACAATGCCAGTAGAGCTAACAGTAGCAGTCGCCGTAGCACCATTTCCTCCGCCTCCTGAGATTGTAACTGTGGGTGGTGTTGCTTGTTTATAATGAGAACCACCATCATTAATAATAATTCCAGTTACAGCATCGCCAGTGATACTCGCAGTTGCTTTTGCTAAGAACTCATCACCAACAACTTCTTCACCTACAGTGAAATCTCCAGATCCACCAGGATCCATATAGAGTCTGATAGCAGCTGCAAATGTCTCTTCCACTGCATCAATCTCTGCAACTCCAGTCTCGAAGTCGTCACTGCCAACTTCGTAGATCTCGGCAGTCATAATGAGAAACTGAATCTTACCAAACTGATAGAATGGAGTTTCTCTTTCTACAAATTTAATTTCATATACGTCTTTTGTTAGTGGGAAATAGAGAAGGTCTCCTTCATTTGGTCTACCAGCAACAGTTAAAGTTGGAGTATATTGTGCCTCTACTTCATCCCATCTTCTACTAGAAACAATAAACTTTACCTCATCAGTAACACGGAGTCCAAATTTACTAATAAACTCTGATGTATCACCAAAACCCTCTACATTAGAGAGTAGCATTTCTACTTGGAACTGCTCTAGATATTTTGAATAGACAATATCATCTAGCGTATTATCTTTTAAGATAGTACGTGGTAGATAGTAGATATCGGATCCAAACAGTTTAATCTGCTCATCGACCAGATCCTGATAAAGGTTCTGCTCTCCCGAATCTCCTTGATAGTATGTTGGAAAATAAGGACTAGTAGGCATCTTATCCGATCATATCCATAGGTGGAATGGCGTACTTACTGAGAACTTCTGATTCGATTTTCTCAATCTCGCCTAGTGCGTCTGTGTATATTTCTCTGCCGTTGAGGGTAATACCACCAGGTAGTTGAACATTATTGTACTTAATCAAATTCATTCCCCACTGCTTCTTCATGAGAGCAGTAGCATATCTCTTGACAAACATATCGTTATACATCTCAGTCGCATCATTAGGATCGATGAGACGGTGTGCTTCAATCAAGAGCCAAGTATCCTCTTTGAGGAATGACTTATTGATATCAAGATACAAACGATCACGACGCATTGTGTATCTGAACTGCTGGAATGATCCATTATTGAGGACCATATCTAGAGTTTCTAGATACTGCTTATTCATATAGTAGTTGAGAATATCAAGTGATCCGAATGCATACAAATCATTCAGATACAACTGATACTCAACACCAAAAAGATTAGAACGGATTGAATTGCTGACTAGACCGAATACTCTGGTGACTCCTACAACATGATCTGGAATAGGAATGTAATTCGTTGCCTCTTCCCAGTTCGTAGTTCCAGATGATGTGGTATCTTCACCATCAAATCTTGTCAGATCATCAGCATTGATTTTGTGCCTTAGGTATGCTCTTTCCATACCATTGTAGCAGTTCTCTTGGAAGAACTGGATGGTATCGTCGATAACGTTATTGACCTGCTCGTCGTCAATATTAACTTGGAGGACAGGCTCACCAAGCTGCCTCTTACAATAGGTGATAAGATCAGCTCTAGAACTTGGAGATGCCATTACACACAAAAAATCCCTTCTTACCTATTTAGGAAGAAGGGATTTAGTATTTATTCAGCAGGTGCTTCTTCTGCTGGTGCTTCTGGTTCTTGCTCTTCTAGAAGTCCTAGAGTCTCAAGACCACCTTGTAGTTTGATCTTATACTCTTTTGCCTTGACTAGGTTTTCTTCTAGTTCTTTGATTTGCTTTTCAGTTGAAGCAATTTGCTCTTCAAAATTTGCTTTAAGTTGTGCGGGATCCATAGTAATCACAATGAATAGTGTGTACGATTATTTAGAAGGTGTTACCCTATACGAGTATTTATCATTTGCCACAAGAGATGGCATGAAGTTCATAGAAATAGAAATTCTATGATCTTTCTGATTTCCACCATAACCATGAGTAAGGTGTGACTGCCACATCAATAGTTCACCTTCCTCTGGGTGAACGATTACGTCCGAGTTGTATTTGCAAAAATTACTTCTATCTGCTTCCAGAGTTATGGATTGAATTGGAGAATGTGTGGCACCATCTGCATGTCTAAAAAATAATGGAGCATGTCCATCTTCATGATTAACATAATATGTTCCAGAGATGTATGCATTTGTGTGATAGTGGGGATACTGTTGTCCACCAGCATTACAGATATTCAACCAACTATCAGTAACAATCATCTTTTCAGGAAGATGATATCCCATGACATCTCGGACAAAAATAGTACATTGGTCTTCCATCCATTCCCTTAAGGTATTAAATTCTTCTCTATGAAGAAAAGATTGGCCGCGCATATTGTCATAATGAAAAAGATTATCTGACATGCCGTTCTTTTCCATATCAGTTCCCTCCATCATTTCAACAATAGAAGATTTTATATCGGCATTTCCAGAATATGTTTCTCTGAAAATTGGATTTGGGAATATGTCAAAAATTTTCATTCTACTTTAATGTTCCAAGCTATACTAATTCTATCTTCTTCTGATTGATTTACCAACACTCGATGTAATACATGAGATGGGAATATAATTATTCTTCCTTCCACTGGATTAATTGCAACAGATGGAGAAACTTGAAATTCTGGTGCTACTGAGTTTATAAGATTGAATGACTCATAATATGTTGGATTTGTTAATTCAATCTGACCAGAATTTTCTGGTGTTTTGATCCATAGAACAGCAGATAAATCTGATCCAGGATGTGTATGTCTATCGTTAGAAGTTTGTGGTGGGTTAATATTGATCCAAGGTAACCCAAAGAAAAATCTAGTTGTTAGGTATTTTGATAAGACCTCAGATACTTCATTATAAACAGGTTCCAAAATATCAATATCTAATTCATGAGATTGCCACCCACCATTGTTCGAGATCTTTACTCCCTCATTATTTTTTTGTTGCTCGTAAGAATATCTAACAAGTTTATTACGATATTGTGGGAATTCACTTAGGTCATGTCCTACTATTTGAGTAGGGAATAGTGGAAATAAATTCATTTCTTCAATACAAAAATTACAATACCATTCCACCAAGAGTTGGAGTCTTCCAAATCATCTGTAAGAATAGTTCTCTCATACAAAATATCCAATTTGTTTTCTGATACAAACTCCTTAGCAGATTCTACCACATCTTTAAAATTTGCATCGTCTATAATAAGGATAAACTCATCCTCCGTGTAATTAAGAATATAATTTAAACAAGACTTCTGGACGGATCCATCATGGTCTGCATCATAAAAGATCGTGTTGACTTTCTTGTCTAAGTTCTCTTCAGTAGCTACACGAATATCACCATTTAGAATAGCAATATTGCTGTTGTCAGTCCACGTAGTCTTGACATTATTAATGAATGTCTCGATAGATCCTTCTTCGCCAGACCACTCGATGTCATCTCTGACTGGTCGAATGTTTTTGTCTTCCCAGTGATCAGCAGCGTATGCGGTTAGATCATTGCCTTGGATAGCAGCACAAAATGTACTGCCGTTATATACACCAACTTCTAGATACTTAGTATCTTCATAAGAACAAATGTTGTTGAGGAAGTGTCTTACAGTATCAGATGACAGACCTTCGATGTCATGATGAAACTTAGATTCTTTCTTTATTGCCTTGTCAATAGAATCTAGGCAGCGTTGAATGTATGGGTGCAACTCACGATCTTGCTTCTTAAGGTGTGCGTCAACAACAGACTCGCAGTAATTACAATCCCAGCAATCAAACTTACATGTTTTGATCTTGTCTCTCCAGATATCAATGGGACGATCTTTCATATCAAGATCTTCCATATATGGATCAAGTTGTGGGAAGAGTAGTTCTTCTTCTCTGTCCCATCTCTCAATGATATCCATAGACTCTTTCAGACGCATCATACTCTCGCGTCCATGCATCTTGAATACATCAATACCTAGATCAAGAAACTCTTGCCAGTCTTCTCTCCAAGGTGGAATGTTTGCTGCCTTGAGTGATACAGCAGCATCCTGATACTGCCATGTAGAACAAGAGACTCTACTGATAGAATCGTTGAAATATTGGGGACCATCTCCAGTACGAGTGCAGTTGAACTGGTAATGCTCTGGCATGATAGGACAACCACCCCAGCATCCTTCATTAGCAAGAAGAGAAAGCTTTACTGGTTTACTAATAGAAGCACAGTATTCTTTGGCATTCATGATACGTTCTAGTTGCTCTCTATCACGCATTAAGTCTCTGTCCAGATTAACATAATGAAATCCTGCTTTTGCTGCAGCAACTACCTCATTGGGTCTGGTGACCTCACGTAGAATAGTATTCTTGATATACAGTTCAGGAAACTCTTTCTGAATCTGACCCGTAGATACCCATGTTGTATGGGGCAGAGTTACAATACGAATACCCTTATCATATAATGGTCTGAAATTCTCGATCCACAAATCCAGATTCTTTTGATCTGGTCTTACCCACATGTTATTGAAAGTAGCAGAAAGGGGAATACCAGTCTGCTCCGCAATCCACAAAGCATTGATAGTAGTTCCCCTTACAGGATCCTTGACAAAGATATCTCCCATCGCATCTTGACCGAATGGTTCGATACGACAAGTAAAGTATAAATCATAGATCAAATTTTTATTCTTTTTTAGAAAAGGAATAAAGTGGTTTTGTGTAAACTTCCAATCAGCTTTCGGGTTGATCGGAAGACTGAAGATATTTCGCATTAATTTCATCCTTAATTTGATCTAGTAGAGGTACGTTCATTGTTTCCTCAATTCCATGGAATGTAGGAATGTTTACATCAGGAGATTCTGCATATGCCTTGAAGAACTTTTCTGTTCTTCCTTGGATTTTCTCCATAGATAGTTTCATCAAGCAAGAATATTGTGATGCCACATCCAGAGCAGCAATTTGATCTTCTTGCTTCATCATGGAAATAGAATCTAAATTTCCGATTCCAACTCTACCATGAGCAATGATATCCATTGCTGCTTGCTTTCCAAGTCTAGCAACCCAATACTTTCTTTCCTCATCTTCATTCCACTCAGTTCCCTTTTCCAATTCTTCTAAGGAATTTACGTGTCCTTGGATGTGTTCAATAAACACATTCATTTCATATTCTAGTTGCGCTTTTCTTCGATCCCACATTTCCAGATCTAGTTTAGCATCATCCAATTCAATTTGAGATTCTGTCTTCTCAAACTCAGTTTCTGCTTTTTCTAGACGATCTTGTGCGACATCAACGGCAAGTTGACTTCTACGCTTACCGATGTCCATTTTCTTTCGATTGTGTAGTCGGTTTTCTACCTCAATCAGAACCTGTTTTAGTTGTCTATCACCAGTGACGTGTGATTTGATCACAAAATCGTCAATCTGATTCTTAGACATTCCAAGAGCAACCTTTACGGCGTGCTCATAAATCTCTTCTTTTGTAATCATAACAAATCAAAAATTAATGATTAGAACTTTAAACCAGGGACTACATCTTGTCTAAGACCTTCTGGACTTACTCTTCCCTCTTCCTCTGCTTGAGTGAGAGGCATTGGGACTCCCATGTAATCCTCATATAGTCTATTTAGTTGTCTAATAGTAGTACAATTATAGAATTCTGTTTTGAGAGCAGATGCTTTTACATACAAATCTTTAACGGACTTATTGTAAAAATCTCTCTTCTGAATAACTAGAGTTTTTAAATTTTCTACACTATCACCCTTTGCTTCTGCTAGTTCCGATAAAATATAGTCTGTTCCGTTCTCTACATCATCTTTTAAGAACTCCCAAACTTTCTTTTCTAGATCTACAGCACTGTCATCTAGTGCCTCGAATCTGGTGTTGAAAGTGTCTTCAATAATGATCTTAGCAAAGAGTTTCATTGCTCTGAGAATAGTATTATATCTTTTCTCCGTCATGGGGACAGCAACTTTTGGTCCCTGTGTCATGTCAGCATAGGAAAGATTGTCAAACTCTTCGTTATCTCCAACATCAGACGCAGCAACTTTGATGGTCGAACGAATGTCTCCCCAACTTCTTAAACCAAATACCGCAACTTCTCTGGTTACTTCTACAGCATATCCTGGTAGTGCCGCAATAGAATTTTTATCTTCTACATGAAGAGAAAAACAAGACCATTCTAGAACATTACCAACAGGTTCAAATGTTCTGGAGGTTGCTGCGTCGTAATCGTTCTTACAAATAAAATATCTTCTGCTCATTTTAGACTCCTGTGTAACCCGTTGCTAATGTACCATACTCAATTCCAGCTGCAGATGCTCTACCACCTGGACCTGTGGAGTTCAGAGAAGAGTTAAATGTGAATGAGTGAGTGGAATAGTTAAATGATCCTCCCGTATTGTTCTGAGCACCATTATACATACCGTTCATAAAACCATAATCCATTCCAGTGTGGAAAGTTTCTTCTCCAGTAGCTCCTGGTTTACCAACAGATTGAAGGTTGGAACCTGTAGAAGTATCCCTTCTTGTCATAGCAGTTCCTGTCTGATAACCACCTGCCTCATTCCAGTAAGAAAAACCTTTTCTAGATGAAACAGTTTTGTTAGTTCCGTCTGTACCTGGAGCACCACCCCATCCAGACCAAGATTGAGTTGCCCATGTGAATATATAAGCGTTGCCACCTTGCTTATACATTCCATTATCTTCACCATAACCACAAGCAGGGTTGTCTCCACCAGAACCACCAGAACCACCAACGGTAGTAACGGTGTCGTTTGTTAAATCATATCTGTCTGGAGAGTCGTTGTTGTTTCCACAAACATAAGCATACTTAAAGTCTCTCTTCATAACAGAAGTTCTGTTTCTGGAAGTTGACATGTTAGTCGCTGTTCCAGCATTGGTTTCTGTAGTCATACTGAATGTAGAAACTTGGTTACCAGTACCATTCCATGAACCAGCAGTACAGAAAACATATGCTCTCATGCTAGAACTTTGAGCACCAGCAGTATATGCGTCAGATGATGTCAACAAGTCTCCAAGGTTTGACATGGTGAATGTTGAGTGCGTACAACGATTTACGTTTCTCCAGGAAGAAGATGACTGATAACCCGCTGCTGGATATCCTCTAGTAATAGCAAATCCTTCTTCGAAGTTAACAATAATTTCCCAATATGCATTTGTACCGTCTGATTTTAGTACAGCACCTGCAGTGGAACCTTCTTGTCCCACTGGGACTTGTTCTGGTAACGTAGAGAATGGTTGACCATTAACTAACAAATCATTATTACCAATGTCAATATCGCCACCAAAAGTTACAGAACCGTCAGTGTTTAATGAAATGTTTGGTGTAGTAGAACTTCCTGCAGCCGTATATTTAAGCTGGTCTACTCTTAATTCAGATGCCATGAATACCGAGATCTCCTATCGTAGTATTTATACAATGTTCCAGCTACCACCGTCAGCAACAGTGATTACAATGCCATTATTTATTGTAATCGGTCCAAAACTGCCAGCATTATATCCAGTTGGAATTGTGATATTTTCATCAACAAAGTTTCTGTTGGACTTAAATGTTCCATAAGTATCTAACCACTGTTTGATACCGTTAGCATAGAGAACTCTATTGTTTGCTTGGTTAACAAAGTCTTGACCTTCAATGTTAACAGAACCAAGAACATGTAATTGATATGTTGGATCTGCTTTGTTAACACCAACTCTAGACAATCTATAAATGTCAGACCCGTTAGATGCTTCAGTCCATCTGGATGTTACGAACTCGGCGTTGTTCTGGAACAACTGACCGTTAAAGTTAACATCACCTTGGACGTTGAACTTGTAGTTTCTAACTGTAGATCCATCAGTTGGATCAACACCAGACGTAGCAGTAGTGTTAATTGTGACTGCGTTATTAACGCCACTGATTCCTAGAGCAGGAGATCCAGTAAAGTTGGTGTTTCCCGCAGCATCCGAAGATTCGAATGTGAAGAAGTTGTTGGATTGGGTGTTACTGCCAACTCTCCAGTATCTTGTAGCAGTGTTATTTTGGAAGTTAATTGCACCAGCACTGGTGTTAACCAATGTAATGGAATTGGTATTCTGCTGATTTCTCGCATTGTCCCAAATTCTAGTTCCATTAATTTGATAACCAAATGGAGCATCAACACCAATATCATCTAAGATTCTGAATTGAATTTTATTTCCATCTTCTGGTTCAATAAAATCAAGACCTTCTGGAGTTGCCGTGATTGCCATATCGGCAGTAGCAGGAGTTCCTCCATCAGAAGTTCCATCAAAGTAAATTGTTGGATTTGTATTTCTGATGAAGATATCTCCTCTAATATCCAGAGCTGCTAGTGGATTGGTTGTATTGATACCAACTTCATTGGAAGATGCATCAACAAACAATACGCCACTATCAACATTGAGGTCATCAACTACAGTGACAACACCTGTTAGTGTCGATGTTCCACTAACACTGAAGTTAGATCCAGCACCAGTAATAGTCAGCGAACCAGTCATGGTATCGCCTGCCTTAAGAACGTTCAGGGAAGCAGAACCAGTTAAGTTTGCCGTAATTGTACCAGCGGAGAAATTGCCATTTGCATCACGCTTGACCGCAGTATCAGCAATGTTTGCAGACTGGAATTCAATGTTTCCAGAATTCCAAACAACGTTACCATTTACATTCAGACCATTAGCATTTGCTACCAGAACGTTTAGAGTACCAGAACCATCAGTTGCGTTACCACCAGTAGCAATGATAGCGGCGTTATAGTTGCTAGGTGCTAGCTGTGCGCTGGTGAAGTATAGAGCAGGAGACGTAGCAATACCATCAGATCTACCAAGTCTTAGGTTTGCAGTACCACCATCAGACTCTAACTTTGCTACTTCTACAATGTTGTCGTCATCAATAGAGAAATCTTGGAATGGTTCTCTAATTGCTGCAGTACCAATAGTTTCCGCACCAACAAAGTTACCAGTGGTTAGACGACCAACGATAATCGTATAATCATTAAAATTGTCTGTAGGATCATCATTGATAATCAAGTTATCAATTGCAATTGTGCCAGTGCCCTGAGCATTTGCATTGTATAAGTTGACGTTTGTACCAGGAGTAAATGGAGACGTATTTAAGACTCTACCAGAAATGTAAATCCTATACTTAGGATCGCCGTTAAAGGATTGGACAGTAAGTGCGTCTCTAACCTTGGTAGCACTGATAAATCCTGGTAGTCTATTATCAGAAATAGTGCCATAGTTAATGTTTAGTGCATTCTGATACCAAGTAGCTTGTCTGTTATCAAGTCTGTCAGCATCTAGACCAGATCCAGGACCATCATTTAGAGAGGTCCACATCTTTGCCCAAGAACCGAATGCAGTAACACCAGTTCCAGAACCACGCAACCAGATGTTGTCGTTGTCGGTGAATGCCATTTGTCTGACACCACCTTCAGCGGTTAGACCTTGACCTTTGTTTCTAATTGTAAGAACAAGGTGCTGTGTTCCACCGTCGTTAAGTTGGTCTGCACTATTATTAATAGTATTAGCAACTAGACCCTCAACAAAGTTATTTGGAGTTGGGTTGGAAGTTGGGTTATTTGTACCAGTAACCAGACGTAGAGTATTACCTGACGTACCAGAAATACTGATATTATAAGTACCAGCAAGTCTATCTGTTGGTAGTGTACCAGCATTCTGGTTGCTAGAGTTTAGATAGAATGAACCTTGTTTTGTATCAAGTAGGTCAGCGTCAAGACCTGATCCAGGACCAGTCTTAAGTTCGATAGAACCATTACCAGCAGAACCAATATTAAATTGATCTTTCTTAAATCTAGAAACACCAATCGTTCCGTATAGATCAGACGAAATTGTTAGCTCAGTAACTCTTTGAACGTCAACTGCTACGTTTGCATATTGTCTGTTAACGGTGGAGATCTTTGCTTCCAACACCATTGAAGATCCAGAACCAATTTCTGGTGGTGGAGAAACAATAGTAAAGTCTGAGTTATAACCAGTACCACCCGCAGTAACAGTGAGGTTAGTAATAGTATTACTAGAAACAACAATGTTTGTTTTTAACCCAGTTCCAGTACCACCACTTAGTTCAACGTCAAAATACTGACCATCGGTAAATCCACTACCTCCATTGGAGATAATAATGTCATCAACAAAGTTTCCTTGAGTGTAGGAAGATTCGAAGATAATTGGAGAAGCACCACGCTCAAACTCGATGATTGTTCCAGCGTTGATTGTTTGAGTTAGTGGGTTGTTCAACGAGATAGTTGTTAGACCAGCAGCGGTAATAACACCAGTAATATTGGTATTTGCTTGAATGCCAACTACACTATTAACAACTTCGTGTCCGATGAGAACATCGGAATTAGTTTGGAAAATAAGTTGACTAGATCCAGAACTTGCTGTACTGTATAGTTTGTCAAAGTATCTAACTTCAGCACCCTTGAGTGATTGAACTGCAAGAGCCCAGTTTTGGTCTCCCCTCAAGAATGTGAAGGAGTTTGCAGCGCCGCCACTTGCAAGTCTGTCTGTTTCGATGACACCAGATGTGATGTCAGAAGCAGCAATCTGGTTAGAAGATAGAGATACCCAGTTGTTATTATTGTTAGAAGATGTATTAACAACTCTTGTAATATTGACAGTAACTGCTGGAATATCACTAGAATCAATAGTATCAGTATCTTCCAATAGAATTCTATTAACAACATCACCATAAAGTCTGCTTTCAATCAACGCAACAGCGGTTGCCTGCGTTCCAGAACCTTGTGGTGCAGCAATGGTAACAGTAGGAGCAGCAGTATACCCTTTACCACCTAGATATCCGTTATAAACAACGATGTCTAGAGTTACAACTTCTCCATTAGCGATAGACGTAACAGCTCTAGCTTCTACGCCACCCTGCTGTAGAGTTCCAGAGATTGTTACAGTTGGAGGTTGAGTATATCCAGAACCGCCGTCTGTAATGTTCAATCTATATACAACACCCTGTCTATATTCAGTTGCCTGAATACGACCACCACTTAGACTACCAGTAAAGATATCATTTAAAGTAAACTGAATAGTTGGATCGGGAGCAAACGCAGCAAACAAACTATCCAGATCATTGTTTAGAATGAAGGACTGCGAGGTGTCTTGCTGAATAGCAATGTCACCAGCAAGTGCGCCTTCAATAGCAAGTCTTTCTGTCTGGTTAGCAACAGTGTAGACCTCAAACGGTCTGAGTGCTGGGATTTGGTCTACAGAGATCTTACCAGAATCAGTAAGTTCAACCAGTGCTCTAGGAACAGCGTTTGTGGAGTATGGTTTGTTGATATATGGACCAAGGTTGTTAGTGATGTAATCTCTAACTGCCTTCTGAGTAGGTAGAACAGAGTTACTGGTTGCTGCTCCACCCAGTGTGTTGTCAGCAGAGAATCCAGTAACAACAACGTCTCCACCTTTCAGTTTCAAGAATTCAACTTCAGAGATCGTAACAGTACCAGTGAAGGTAATATTACCAGTTCTATTCTCAATCTGTGCAAACGTACCAACCTTGAAGTCACCAAGTTCGTCAGTACCAGAGACATATACACGTCCGTAATCTTCAGATACTTGCTCGTTTGCTTCAACTTTAGTACCACCGTTTTCTGGTAGTGCTAGGTAGTTGGTTCCAGAACCAGCAAATTCCCAAGTGTGGGAAGAGGAGTTAACGATGGAAGGTCTGTGTAGTCTGATAGTATAACCAGTCAAAGATCCAACAGAAATTGGAAGACCAGTTGCACTATCGGTAAGATCCATAGGCTGTCCCTGTCCATCATCGATGGTTAGTTCAGCGGCAAACGGTGGACCAGCACCAACTGCGCCAACAGAATCGATGAAGTATTCAATTCCTTCAGCAGTGTTTTCAATACCATCAATCTTGACAACATAGTGTTCTAGTGGTTCTCTACCTAGACCATCAACGTTGAAAATTGTTCTTCCTGTTGGAGTTGCAGATACGTTGGTAATTGTAGCAACGTCAAAAGAATATGCTTCTCTTCTATATCCAATACCACGGAGAGCGTAGATACCAAAGTTAGTAGCAGAGTTGGTGATAGAGCAATAACCACCAGACTCAGCAAGTACACCGTCAGCACAGAAGATAACGAAGACAGAAACCAACTGAGTGTAACCATCTTCAATAACCTTATATCCTGTACCACCAAAGGAGACAATCGTGAATGCCGCAGCAACCATCGACTTACCCTGGTTGGGGAAGGATGCAGAACCGTCTAGTTCTAGACCAGGGAAAGGACAGTTGGGTTGCTTGACCTTAGAACCATCAACCAGAGCACCGCCACCACCTAGGAAGGAGATAACAGAAGAGTTCTGGGTGTATGGTGATGCTTCAATAATTGGGTAATCATCATAGATACCACGAACTGCCATTCTTACATTATTCAAATCATAAATGTAAGAATCTGGATATGTAATAATTTGTGCGGTATCATAAAGAGTTCCAGTGTTTTCTACTGTAACTCCTGGTTGAATCGCTTGTGGATCTGATGGATTCTCTCCATATAACAAAATGTTGTCTAGGAGAGTCATTAATGTGTCAATAGACGCGGCTACATTGGCACAGTCTGGAGATCCAGGATCAGAAAGAATAGTATTATCAGTAAATTGTGGAATTACAGAAAGTGGAGATACAATAGCGTTTCCATTTCCATCGGTCCAATTACGCATTGCTGCTGTTGCATTCAATTTAACTCTCTGGAATGCAAGTCTAGTCGCTGGTAATTCGCTTGATGGAACACCAGTTAGAGCAGTTCCTGTAAAGTATGAGTTTGCATTGTTCAGAGTTCCACTATTGCCACCTAATACTAAGTCTCTGATCAATCCGCCAATAATATAATTAATATCTCTGAGACATTTTCTTTCATCGATATTGTTTAACCCTAGTGCTGGGTAGGATACTAGAGTCTCTTTGTATGATGCATCCGCAATCAAGTCTCTGTTTCTTGCAATTAAATATGCTGCATCTAGATAAGTTCCAGAGGCATTATTGCCAATAACGTCTACCCAAAGATATGCTAATGTATCGATAGCAGATCTTACATTATCACAAGCAGGAGATCCAGCTGTTGCTGTAATTACAGTATCATCAAAGTATCGTGTGATAGAAGAATACTGTGGTGTATAAACTGGATCACTTGCAGTTCTGTTACCAGTTCTCCAGTTACACATCGCATAGATTGCTAGTTCTCTAGCATACTCAATTGCTCGTACAGTCTGGATAATTTCATTCTCAACATATCCAATCTTAGCGCCTACAATATACTTCTCAGCAGCTTCGACGATATTATGGTTAGATCCAAATTCAAGGTCTCTTACAAGGGCATTTAGGAAGTGTACAATGTCTTGCTTGCACTGCTCATCGCTTACAGGAATATTGAAACTTGGATATACTTTTGTTCCATTATCACAAGTTACTTCGATTCCAGCAAGTTGTACCGTATCATCTTCTACTAAAGATGGAATTGGAACAGATGTTGTTATCGTAGCAACACCAGTAATAGAAGTATCGTAGATGAAATCTGTAATGTTGTAAGTATTACCACCAAACGTTACTGTACCCGTTGGGTTTTGATTATCGTAGATATGCTCGAATCTGGATGTTCCTAGATAAATCTTGAAATCGTTACCACTAATATCATATACAGAGAAATACTCTTTCTTAAACTGATCATTAATTTTCCCAACAACTTCATCAGCAATGAAGTCTCTGTTGTTTCTGATTAAATTGCAAGCATCCTGATATCTTCTGTCTACAGGCGTTGCTAGTGGGAAAGTGTTTGGTGAGTTGAGTAGCGACAGAGTAATAGATCTTGTGTATGTACTTACAGTCGCAAATTGTCCTGGATCAAAATTGGAATCATTAAATGCTGGTGCTTTCTTTGGAATGACAAATCTTCTTGCTCTACCGTCAGCATCGTCTAGAACTTTATAAATTCTTTGCTTACCATTCAAGAATGACAAGTCGGGTGTTGTAGTTGGAAGACCTTGAATAGTAATCTCCTGACCTTCTTTGAAGTCATGGATGTTGGATCTACCAACTAGTTCGTTGGTATAAAATACAATACCACCTAGGTCTTCTGCATTTCCAAACTGATCGCTTTGGAAACCATCAGTAAAACTACCCTGTTGCGAGAAGTCAATTCTCTGAATGGGCAAGGTCGCCGTTACATCCTCATCAATCGATACAACTTCACCTTCAGCTCTAATAGACTTTAGAGATGTGGAGTCGAATGTAAAGAAAGTTGCTGTAGCAGCATTGATATTAATTGTTTCTGCTTGTGTACTATCAAATCCAACTGTGCCAAAAACAGGAATTACTACTACATCCCAGTATGTTGGAGAACCTCCAGGTTCTGCGGTAACTGTAAATACCTGGAAGTAACCTTGAGTGAAACTACTATCATCGGTATCATCTAATAAAATATAATCTCCAGGAGCAATAACTCCTGTTGGATCTGTTGTTGCCCTGAAAGCATTGGATCCAATAGTTTCAGAGATAGTTAAAGATAATGCTGAACCAGTAGTAATAGAAGTGATATATCTAAATTGTTCACCCTCAACAATAGAACCACTAATTGCTCTAACGTCAACTTCACCAGCAAGATAAGCACTAGCACCAGTAGTTGTAACAAAGGTTACTCCAATAACTTCAGCTACTGCACCCTGGTTGACACCAACAACCTGAGTTCCTACTTGCAGTGCAGATAGACCACCATTTTGCTGGAATCCTAGTCTAAACTGATCTGGTCCAAATACTTGATGTCCAATTGGAAACTCTACGCCAAAGTCTCCATTAGATTCATAATCGACAAGGATACGCTGCTTGTCGTCGAAGACCATAGCGAAGTCCCAGGTAGAAATCGGATCTCCTGTTGCTTCATCAACTTTATCTCTATATGTTACACCAATAACATAGTTCTTATCACCAAACTTGACAATATGCTTACCAGGGTTTCTAGGTCTGATGATTACAAGACGTAGGTTGTCACCAACAATCGAGCAATCAGGTGGTAGAGAGATTGGGTTATCTTCTAGATAATCACCACCAGAAACGATAATAGTTTCTTTAACTCCAGGAGTTGCCCAAGCAAGTTGTGCTGCCTTCTTGATTGTTCTAACAGGAGCAACAGCAGATCGACCGTCGTTAAGGTTATCACCAATCTGCTCAGAAACATAGATACGACCGCCAACGTCGTTTGTTGCTAGGTTAAGGACGTATTCTGTAGTAGCAATCTTATCAGATCTATCGCCTAGTAGAGGAGTGATAGAACGAGGGAAGAGTCCTGCTTCTCCAGTTTCACCATATCCAAAAGCACCTTGGTCATCTACGCGGAAACCAATATGCTTGAAGTTAACTTCACCATTAAGAACAATACCATCGGTATGTGTTGGAGCAACAGCTGTTGCTTCTCCGCCATTTAATGCTTGGTATACATTTTGGCCAAAATATACATACTCATTTTTTTGGAAGATTTTTGGTTGGGTAGGATACAGACTACCCGTACCATTCACATAAGTTTTAAAGTTTGGACCTCGCAACTCCAAGTCGGGAGTAACAAAGTTATCAATATCTAGGTTTAGAACTCTTGCAGTATCAGAAATGATAGAAGTGGAAGTTCTGATAGCACCATTAATATCAAGTTCATAATCAACTGTGTCAAGAACTGCAGTTGCAACAGCACCAGCTCCATTTCCTCCAGTAATAGTTACATTTGGAGCACTAGTATATCCACTACCAGGATTATTGATAGCGATGTTGACAACCTGACCATTAAAAATAAAAGCAGAGGCAAGTGCTTGTACTCCACCAGCGGTGGATGGGGGATCTACAGTAACAGTTGGTACTAGTGTATAACCAGAACCACCAGAAGTAAGTTCAATGTTATTAACTCTCTGTCCAGTTCTATTAATACCAACACGAGGTAAACCTGTGTTTGCATCAAGTTGTGTTCTCAGAATTTCTCTTTCGAGAGATCCTGTCCCACCCCTGACAGTAAGTTCGTTATCACCGATGAGCTGTGGTTTTGAACCTCTGATAAACTCTTTATCGGAATTGATATTAAAACTCATGGTGCTGTCTACCTGCGCCTATTTTGCCTCAGTTATATTTAGCATCAAGTCCATGCAATACTAATGATTTGTGTTGCTACTGCCCATTTGATGTTGTTGGTTGTACCTGATCTTGTGGTTGTATAACTAAATCTATTTGTCGATCCTAATGGTTCAATAGACCAAGTTTGTCCAGAAGGGACATCATCTTTAATAACAGTCCTCATGCTAGACAGAACACTAGTTTGACCACTAGCATCACATGAAACAACTGATTCCAATTTTGCAGAATAAACGACTCCTTGTGGGTTTACCGCAATAATATGTCCAGTGATAAAATTTAGAGTATTATTGTCAATGACAATTTGTGTTCCTACCGTGTCTAGTTCTAAGACAGCGGTATTCAATCCTCGTAAAATATAATGTGATACTTTACTATCAGTAAATTGCGAATTTTTTATTTCTAAGGTGTTTAAATCTTTTGCATTTCTCAATTCATCAACAATAACAGTTTTGTCAATGGAAAATCCACCTGTAGAATCAAACTTTTCTTTTGTAGTTGCCATGTTTATTTCTTAGTAACGTTTGATACAACAGTGATATTAACAGACTCAGTTGAATTAATATTAGCACCCAATGAAATATTTAGTCTAACGATGTTAGCTCCAGTAACTTCAAAGGTTGGAACGATTAATTGAGTTCCTGTTCTGATGTTTCCATATTCGGTATGGAATACATCTGTACCATCGTCAAGAATACCAAACTCGATAAACTCTTTATCTCCACTTGTGGGATTGTGAGCAATAACCGTAGTCTTGCATCCAGCATTGGTTGCTACAGCATATAGTTCAGAAGAACCATTATCAGAAGTTCCCTTAACTAATGTTAGTTTCTCTGAAAGAATCTTGACATCAGCAAGTTCAAATTCTTTCAAGTCACCATCAAAAATTTTAACAAGATCTAGAGCTCCTGTTCCGAAACCAATGTTTAAGAACACATCACCCTGATCATCTAATCTTAGGACAGGATCTGTAGTTAGACCAGCAGATAGTCCGAGATCAAAATATTGCTTACTTGTATGCAAGAATGTTGTAGTTCCACTCGTATTATCAAGGGTTGTATCAGCATTATTAAATGTCATCAAGTTTGCAGTAATCTCAAATTCCTGAGAAGTTACAGATCTAATAACATCAATGCCGTAGAAGTCTAAAGCTGTTGTTGTTACTTCTAGAGTTTTTACATTATCATTATAGAAGAACAGTGTGTTCTCGTTTGCTCCAGGGGCAGTTTCTGGAATAATATAAGTATTTTGGTCAACGTCTTTGACGCCACCAAGAGATCCCCAGTTAGTTCCATCATATCCCTCAAACTGAGTTGTGGTGTCGCTAAATCTGATAGATCCTTTGACTGCAATGCCTCTGTCTGCATCAGGACCATTTGGAATAACAAGAGAAGTAGAAGCATCACAAACAATCTTCTTACCAGCGTTAGGACGAATAAGTAGATCATTAATGTCTGTAGAAATTACATTATTTGCAAGTCTAAGGTCATTATTAATAGAAAGTGGTAGTGCAGACTGTGGACCAATCTTAATTTCAGAAATATCTTCAAAGGTGATAGGAGCAACAGCTAACTGGGACCATGTTAGTTCGGCAGATCCATTAAGAACAGCACCAGTGGTGTGTTTTGGTTCGTTGCCAGATGTTGCTGTAGTACCTGCTACTGTTACTTCGTACAAGTTATTCTTGTACTTGATATAAGCACCTAGAAGAACAGGAGTATTTGCTGTCCACTCGGTAAATGCTGGTGCAGTAACACTAAGAGATCTTAATTTCTTTAGATTGACAAATTCAAAATAATTTGGGGTAACCTTAATGGTGTTTACATTATCGTTAATAAACCATAAGGTATTATCATTTGATCCAACAGATTCTTCTGCAAGAATGTAAGTATTACCATCAAGATCTCTAACACCACCTAAAGAAGACCAAGAAGAAGTTGTGCTACTGTAACCTTCATATTGGTTTGTTAATGTATTGAATCTAATAGATCCATTAGGAGCATTTGATGGTCTTTCTACTGTAGTTCCAGATGGGATTACTAAAGCGCCAAATCCATTAACAACGGTGAGTCTACCAGTTGGAGCTTGTAAGACTAAATCCGATGATACATCTGTAGAAATTACGTTGTCAGTAATAAACAAACGATTATTTACATTCAATCTATTACTAGTTTCAAGTTCTCCAGTAGTAATCAAATCACCAGTAGAATGTGTAATTAAAAGTTGACCAACAGTTACATCGGTACTAGCAACAATAGATGTAGATGCGGTTAAAGTTAGTGAAGCAGAAGAAATAATTTCTGGTGTAGTAACACTAGTTGTCGCTCCAACAGTAGAAGATGAAATTGTGGTCGAAATTACATCATCAATTTCTCCAGTAGGTGCTACGACTTTGACTGCCGTGAAAGTTCCATCTAAAACTTCACTTGTAATAATATCTCTTTCTTGAATTTGAGAAACTCTTACTTGGAAACCAGATCCAAATACCTTTGGATTATTTGGATCAATAGTGATAGATGCTTCGCTACCATCTGCTCCACCAGCATTTTCATACTGGTTTGCTTCGTAGTAATAGAGTGTTGGAGTATTTGATGTAACTGCAATCTCTAGATAGTCTGCTTCCTGTGTTACTCCATCAGTATATGTGGTTCCAGAGAAGTTAGCAACAACGGCTCCAGAAGTAAGAGGAGGTTTTGATAATGTAACAGTTGTAGCGTTATCAACACTAGCAATTCTAGTGTCAGAATCCAACTCTCCAGCACCACTAACCTTGGTCATCAGCATACCAACTGATAAACCAGTAGTTGATGTTAACGTTATAGTTGTTGAAGCATTATCTAAAACAGTTGCTAGATTCTCTACTAAACTTGGACTATAAGGACCATCTGGGAATTCACTAAATGCTAGTTGAGTAGCAGAATTACTAGCATCACTTGTGTCAAATCTATATGTACTTCCAACATAGAGAGTAAGGTTTGGCGTTAATTGTGCTCCATTGCCATCTGGATCCATGTAGTATCTAATAGTAATAGCACTAGCAGTATCAACATCGTATACAGGGGTGCTAGTTCCTGTTTTAACAATTTGATCTGCTCCAGTAAATGGAGCTCCCTGGTCTGCTTCGACAAGAATGCTAGTAATATTTCCACCAGACGAAAAAACTTGCAATACATCTGCTGGTGTCGATGTAGATACAGAAGAAACATCTAATGTAATATCATGTGTTGGACTTGTTCCACCAACTTCCGTACCAGCAATTGTAATTGTATCAGTGTCAAGATAACCAAGACCACCTTGATTAACAGTAACAGAAGTTACTTGTCCAACACTATTTCTAGAAACATCAAAAGTAGCACCAATACCACTTCCTCCAGAGAAATTAGTAACTGTCCAAGAACCAGTTTCGTCTGAAGTAAACGTCAAGTTTACCGAAGCTGTTTGTAGAGGAGCAGCAGATAATGTAATCTGCGTACCACTATCCACAGATAAGACAGTAGTATTAACAGCAATATTTCCACTACCATCTTCCGCAACAGCATCTCCAGCACTAATGCCTGCTGTGCTAGATAAATTTACAACTGGATTGCCAGATGTTAGATTTGCAGCAAGAGGTCCAGTAGTGGTTGGTGTAACATCTGGAGAAGCAGTTATTGTAATATTTGTAATTTCTCCAGCTGGAACTTCAATCTGGTCTCCAGCGGAAAAAACAGAATCTGCTATTGTTTGCACAAATGTCAATGTTTGTACAAACTTAACAGTTACTGGAATGTTAATAGGTTGTGTTAGGTTAGTTGCATTTATAATCAGTAAATCATCTACCGAATAACCATTTCCATCGTTGTTGATAGCATATGTTGAAATAGTGCCAAGTGAATCAATAGTATACTCAAAATCGTCCGCTGGATTTCCATAAGGAGGAACAACATTAATTACAATATTACCAGGAGATACTGCTTGATCGGAAATAGTAATAGTTGTTGCATCATCTACGTTTCCAACAGTGGTTCCTGCTGTTAGTACGCCAGTTCCAGAAACTTTTTGGATAACATCACCAATGTTCATTCCTGCTGTGCTAGGAACTGTGAGTTGGAATAGATTAGAAGAAGTGAAAACTAAGTTTGCCGCACCACTTACTGTTGGGGCAATGTCTAAAGTAATTTGTGTTGCACTATCAATACTTTGAATTACTGATGCCTGATCTACTTGTCCAGTATCTCCAGCACTAGTAGAAACCGACATGCCCACTTCCAAAGCAGAAGTATCGGAAAGAGTGATCTGTGCGGTTCCTGCTGTCAGAGTCGTAGCAAATGCACTTGTTTGACCAGGGAGATAAGTTGAAATATTGGATACTCCTTGAGCAAGAGTCAAAACATCATTAAGTTGATATCCAGATCCGTAATCTGTAATTTGGAAATTACTAATTTGTCCTGGATTGGATGCTACAGTATATTCAAATCCAGATCCACCACCTCCACCAAGGTCAGAATCATTAGCAGATAAAGTATCCCCTAGTGCATAATCTAATCCCTGGTCTGTAATAGTAACTGTGTTGACTACACCAGTAAAAGTAAACCCAGAAATAGTATATTCGAATCCACTACCAGATCCACCCATATCTAGGTTGGAGACTTGCAAAATATCTGCAGATTGATAGTCGTTACCATCTGCAACAAAGGACGCTGCGGTAACAGCACCACCAGAAACGGTAATTTCTAGATATGCCTGAGAACCATATTGACCAGTTACCCCAGTGTTTACTGTAATATTTCCACCAGCTGGTCCCATGCCAGCATGATTTGCACAATCATATCTAATAACATTTGTTCCAGTTGCTGCTGTTGGTTTAATAATTAAATCTTGGAATGCCCCTGGAAAACCTATATTTCCTTTAATAAAAAATTCAAATTCTGGATCGACACCTGTGCCATCCGCCATCTGGAATGTCATTCTATGGTTTGCGCCACCATCAGTTCCAGCAGAAGGATCCAAAGTGGAATCTGACATATCAAAACGATATGTATTGCCAGCAACCATCGTCAGTAATGGTTGAGTATTACCATCAATTTGATAGATGTAGTTTGGTTCTCCAGGTAAACCAGCATTTGGATTGGGAATTGAAGTAACTACAAACGTTTGGATTGGTTCGTTGAATGCCTGAACAAATCCATATGTATTGTCAATATATCCCGTACCACCTTGAGTGATAGATCCACCAATAGCAGCAGTACCAGTAATGTCTACGGTAGCTTCTGCTCCAGTTCCACTACCACCAGTTAATGGAACGTTCGTGTATGTGCCAGGAGCATATGCTGATCCAGCATCAGTAATTGATCCAGAAAGCGCATCTACGTCAAAATTACAAGTAGCATTTGTTCCACTGCCGCCAAGAAGACCGACAGTTAAAAACTGACCACCTAAGTAATTGCTACCGTTATTTGTGATAGATCCACCAAAACCTACAACGGTAATATCAAACGTTGCGTTTTGTCCTGTACCACCAATTACGGGAATATCTGTATAAGTTCCTTCATCATAGTTAGATCCAAGAGAGATAGTAGAAAATCCATTTGCTACTAACTTTCTTTGTTGTACAACAAAGTCTTGATAACTTGTTGCAGCATCTAATTCTAGATCAAGTAATTTTTTAGAAGCAGAAACAAAACCAAGTGAAGAGTTTGTTGGTTTGTATAGACCCAATGAGGCATCACTTACAAAAGAAAGAGATGGCACAGATACCGTGCCATCACCAAGTTTTAAATTACCTGTAGAGAGATCACTGCCACCAGAAGTAACAGCAAAAATCTGTGATCCAATTTCATTGATCTTGACCCTTTGCTGCTCAAAGGTGTCTGTTCTAGCGACATTAACTGCGGGCATTTTTGATTAACTCTCTAAGTAAAGTTTTTATCTCAGAAACTTCATTCTTCAACATATTTATGTCTTCCAACGCGGAACTTAGATGTTTAGACTTCTTCCGACTTTCGATGGCAGAATTGTCCCGAATGATGATGGCACCTGTCTTTAGGTCCCTTACGAGACCATCGTGCCCTTCGACCTTGGCATAATCCATACGCGGAAATTAGTAAGAAGCTACAGCACGCATATCTTGGATCTTAGGAACGTAAACTGGATCATTGGATCTCATTACGATCTTAATTCCAAAAGAACTAAACTCTGGAAGGTTGGAGACACTGTATTGCAGTTCTTGATAAGAAGTTTGCTTCTCAACAATTCCAGAAACAGTGTTTTCACTGGTTGGGAACTCATCGGTATCTGGTAGTCCAGTTCCGTTGAAATATTCCCATTCAATGTTATCGAAAGATTCTTGACTGGAAGATTTCTTATAGCGGAAGAGAACTTGGATATCATCGATGTTCTTAACATTTGCTGTTAGTCTTACATCGATAGTCGTACCAGGATTACCAATTGCAATTTCCTTGGTAACATACTTAGCAACAGAAGAACTATTGTTGAAAGAAATTTCTGGTCTATACTCAATACCATTTGTATAAGATACTCTGGATACTTCCCAATATGCATTGGTTTCACTTTGTTGATCTGGATATGCAATAATGTCTCCTACACGGAAAACATCTTCTGGACCAGCTCCAGATCTTGCGTTACCAGAACTTGCAGAATCTTCTAAAGACTCTGTATATCCAAGAGTTCCATATGGTTTCTTATCATTACTTACAGTAACGATTAGATTTTGAGCGTCGAAAACTTTGACCTTACCTTGGATCTTATTATCGAAAGTATCGGAAAGAGCACTTGGGTTTCTAGCAATAATAGCACCATCTACATTGACACTAAAGATTTGTCTAGTTGGATCAGAAGAAACAGAAGCACGAGACTGATTTTGTATTTCTGTTAATGCTGGATCATATCCAACAGAAGACAGCAGTGTATCTCCAAAAATGATACCTTCGTTTTTCTGGAATCCATTTGTAGTAGAAAGTCTTACCCAAATTGTTGGGGCACCATTAATTTCTTCTACTCTAGCAATAGTTCCTTTTGCTTTACTTACCGCACCTTCAACCGCTTGGGGAATAGTGATATTAGTGTTAGCAGGAATATTAGCAAGAGAGAATTGATAAACTGGTTTAAACTCAAGGATTTGATCTCTTCTACCATAACGATCTTCCTGACCTGCAGATTTTTCAACTCTGTTGCTTGCTAGTTTTACAGAAGCAGAGGAGAGATCAATTGCAGGAGAAAGATAAGAGACAGTAGAAGACAGTTTGATGGTGTACTCTAAAGACTTATTGAGATTGTTTGAAGTTTGGTTGATCTTAGAGCAAAGAACTTTCTGATTAGTAAAGTAATGAATTTCATTCAAGAAAGTCTTTTCATCAGAAACTTGTGAGTAAGAAGTATAGTTATTGGTGTTAGAATCAACAGCAATAATATTAGTTGTCTTAACAGTTGTCTTTACGCTAGTTGCAGAGAATGTTAGATAGTTAACCTGTGGATATAGACGCTCGTACTTCTTGTTATGCGCGACAAGAATAGATGCACCCCCACCCTTCAATGTGCTAGCAGCAACAGTTGGGCTTGCAATATGGTAGAAATCGACACCAGCACTATCTACTGTGTATAGTCTGCTATTCAGTTGTGTTGCAGGAATACCACCTGTGTCTTCTGCATTTCTGAAGAAGACGAAGGACTTACCACTATCTTCGAAACCATGGTTTGGATGATATACACGAATGATCTTATTATTATTTCTAAACAAATCAGATGTTGCACCAGCATCGGAACCGCCATCGGTTTCAAATGGATCTAGAGATAGAGATTCGTATGTTAGATCTGCGTTTTCAATTTTCAGTGTTGCTTCTCTAGTAATATCAAATTCTGCTCTGTGTAGAGTAAATTTGATGTCTTCGAAAAGATCTTCTGTCCATGTATCAACGTTCTGAGATCTGAATACAGATCCTAGTAGAGGTTGTGTAGTTACAGGTGTGCTTGTAGCAATTTCAATTTCTCCAAGTCTAGATGTCCACAGTGCGTACTCGGTAGAATCTGTTTCAATGACAAGAGCATATTGAGAATTATTCTGGAGATAAACTGGATTTGTAAAGTTAAATCTGGTTGGAGTTGTAGACTCAATAACACCCGTAGAATCGACTGCAACACCCATTCTAACTGCGGGGGTATCAATAGTAATAGATGCCTCTACAACAGCGCCTGCAGCGCCATTACCGATCCCTTTGACGACAATAGATGGTGGGGATGTATACTCAGATCCAAACAGTGTTGGTTCTGCAAAGTAGATCTTACCATCGGAAATACTTGCCTTTCCATTTGCTACGCTGCCACCAGGAAGTTGTGGACTCTCGAATGATAGAATTGCGGATTCGTAGTTAGATCCAGTCTCCTTCACAATTAGATTGGATACCTTACCAGAATCCTTTGCAATTGTTAGATCTAATGCAGTGTTATTAGTCGCATTGTAAGTTGTCAGAGATCCAATGATTAGATCTTCGTTTTGAACGAAGGTCTTGCCGTTGTGATTGCTGAGGACAAGAGTATATACCTGTTCATTGGTTATGGTAACTTCACCAGTAGAAGTAGGTGTTAGTTCGTTATTGTTCTTGTCTAGAACTTTGGTGAGAGGACCGCTGCAATTAGATCTAGAACCAGTAATTGTTTCGTTGATCTTAATGGTTGCAGTTCCGTTAGCAAATACACGAATTCTTGTATCTGGAATTAGTGATATTTCTGTACCAGGAAGAATGTACTTGCCAGGTTTATCGCTTTCTGTATTTGTTAGATATACTCTAATAGGAATATTGGTAGACTTCTTGTTGAAGAAGAGGTCAACACCAGTTGTAAAGCAACCACCATCAAAGTTTTCTACTTTAAATGTTTGTGCTAATGGATTTGGTTTGGTCTCTACATCAGTTACACTATCGATTAACTGTACACCTTCATTTGCCTTAAAGACAGCAGGAAGAGTGGAGTTAATAGTCGAAGGATTCTCTGGAAGTCTTCCTAGAGCATAGTATTTAATTTCTGCATAAGAATCTACAGTGTCTTTTGCTGCATTAGATGCGCTAGAAGTAAACCTAATAGTCTTAACGCCAGTAGTTACTCTTACCTGTTCGGAAGTCAAATCGTAATTTACTGTCTTTGGATCTCCAGTCCAAGTAGCATTTTGAAGTGGAGCATATCCTCCAGGAATCAAGATCAATCCACTGGCATTTCCATTTTCATCAGTTGTGATAGATCCATTAAAACCAGATAGAGAATTTCCAGCAATGCCAGTAAACTTGCTATCTGGATTTACCCATCTAGTAACATCTCTTCCCTCAAGGAAAGGATACAGTTTAGTAGATGGCTTCAGTCTCTTAATGACATACTTAACAGCAATACTTCTAGCAAAGAACTTCAAGGAAGTTGCAATAGAACCTTTTTCATTGCTATCTACAGATAGACCTTTACCTAATTCATTGTTCTGTGGACTTACATTGGAAGAGCTTGCAACGGAAGCAGACTCAACTTTGGAGAATGCGCTGTCAGAATTAGTAGATCCGAATGAGGTGATTTCACCAAAGCTGTTCTTCGATCCGATCCAGTTAACAATAAAGGAGTTAAAGATACTAGAATATGCCTCACTAATATCATTCTTAGCAATAAAGATAGAATATAGTTGTGTATTATTATCAACTACTAATGGTTCTACAGTGTCATCATACCAAGAATCAATGTTTGGTTCTAAAGATCCCTCGCCAACATACTGAAGTGCTACAAATGGATTTGGATTAATTGTCTTTGTAGCAAAATCATTACCTAGCAGAGGTAGAGTTGTATAAGGTAACGTTACAATATTACCAGTCTTTTTGTAACCATCAATAACACGCTGATCATCTCTGGTGTTAGTTTCTTTCAGACCATAGGAATCTTCGTGAGTTTGTGGTCTTAATACAGATTGTTGTGTGTCAATAGCACACTTATAATCTGTAGAGGAAACTTCGCCTCTTAAATGAGTTTCGAAGTTATCTACAATAAAACCAGTTTTAAATCTGTTAAATCCGATGTCGTCACGAATTTGCATTCCTAGTGCTTGCTGCTCTAGAATGCTGAGGGTGGTGTAATACTCAAGACGCTCAATACGCTTCTCAAGCTTACCAATGTCCTTCATCGTGTATCTACGATTATCAACAGGAGTAATTCTTACATCCTTGCTGCTTGTAGTAAACGCGGGGATATAGAGATAATACAGAGCAATTGCATCATCCAGTGGTTCTGGACGTGTTGGGTTTTGAGAGGAGTTGCCTTCCTTAAGGACAAACTGACCTGTCTTATTAAGGAAGATTCCATCAATTCTGCTAAGAAACTCAGTTTGACTGAAACTAAAAGTATATTCTAGGTTCTTGTCGGGAGCAGGAGTTACGGAAACAACGCCTCCCTCTCCAGTAAAACTGGTAGTAACTCCACCTCTAGAAGAAGTATTTGCATAACCAGTGATGTAAGAAGAATTGTCAACTTTTGGTCTGAAGTCAAGGACATTCTTAAGAGATACAATGCCATGAACAGCAGAGTTGAAAGATGGGATCTCTTCTAGAGTAACACCAGACTCGTGGTTGTAACTATCAACAGTACAGAAATCACCCTGTGAGTGTTCAAAATAATCAAACGCTACAACTAATTGTCCTGTTGGTGCGGGGTATCCTGGTTTTAGGACAATCCTAGAAACATCATAGAATGTATCTCTCTGTCCATCATCAAAAGTGAATCTATCGGTGATATCTTGACCATTTCCAACTAGATTACCAGCAGTGTCAACTTCTGGAGGAGCAACAGATGTACCTTCATAAACATATCTTAGTTTATATGCATCTGCATATGTAGATAGAGTTGTGGACTCGCTATCAAAATCTTCGCCACGGAAAGGAATAATTCTATCTCCAACAGACTTAATAACAATTCTCTTGTTAGGAACAGAAGTTTTAATTCTAGGGCGTGCTTTAGACAGTTCTAAAGTAGCAGATAGTTTTAGTTTGGGGAATGTCGTGCTAGCATTGAATACGGATGTTGGAAGTGAAATCTCTACAGATCCAGCATTCAAACCACTTGCTTCGTCAGTTTGATTGGTGGTAGATACATTTTCCGCAGTGATGTATACAATGTCGCCTTTCTTGACAGTTGTAGCGTCACCAGGATCCAACACGGTCATTACAAAACTAGACTCATCAAAACTTACAAATCTCTGTGTACCAAATGGCAGTTGAGCTGTGAAAGTAATGGCATTCGAGTTACTAGTCGATGTAGTAACAAAGTCTCTTCTATAGTAGTATTTGATCTTAGAATCTTCAGCACTTCTAGAAATAGATGCTACTTGACCACTACCAGTTGGGTAGATGAGAGTTCCAGATGCAAAGTTATCGATCTTAGGAACAATCTTAACGATGCTGTCATTTGTAACAGTCTCTGGAATAGATGTAGTCAGATAAACTCTAGACTTGAGTAGACCTTCGGGTTTTGTGGCATATTGAACAACTGCTCTTACAGACTTGCCATCAATTCCAGTAAATTGGATGTAATCACCTTGCTTAATAAATTGTGTAGCATCTCCGCCAAATCCATTACACTCAAGGAATCTAAATCCTTTGGTTCCCGAGAAAGTGAATTCTGTTACAGCAGTTAGGTTCACATACTGAGTTTTGTTGCTTTCAATATCTGCGGTAAATTTGTTGGCACCAAGACTTCCAAATGCGGATCCAAAAGATTTAACATCGGATGGATTGTATGTGGTTACTGTGTTTCTGAATAGTACCGCATCTACTCTAGCTGCCAAAGCAACATTTCCAGCATCTTCACTGATAGTTACTACAGGTGGTTGAGAGTAAGTTTGTGTAAATGCTTTTCTTTCTCTAATTGTAGCAGAAACAATAAAACCAGTTCCACCAGAATCTTGAGTAAGTGTTACTTTAGAACTATCAAATACTTGACCATTAATAGACATCTTGGCACTGGTGCTGTAACCACCAGTAGATCTATACTTTACAACAAAGTGAGAGACTGTATCATCAGTAGCAATCTTTGCACTATTATCATTTTCGTCAATCAGTACCTCTCCAGACTTAAACGTTCCAGACAAGGTACGTACCATTAAAATACCAGAGCTACTAAATGCAGATTGGGTGTTACCTTCAATGACACCATATGCTCCGCTAGTAACACCAACGACATACTCACCAGCAGTAAATCCAGTGGAAGGTACATTTTCCAATACAATTTTAGTGAAGAAAGATGGACCAAAATATCCTAATCCAAATACACTGTTGTATACTTTCTCTCCACCAGATAAGGTGCCTTTAGAAACAACAATATCCGTGTCCGCATTAAATCCAAATCCTTTTTCTTTTAGAGTAAAGTTGCTGGATTTTGTTGTACCAATAAGAGGAGTAATTACATCACTGTAATCGGCAATGTATCCAAGTTTTGCAACATTATCAATAGTTGCTACATTAATAGTAATATCATCTGTAGTATCAACACCACCAATTGCACTACCAAGAATGGTAATGGTTTCAGTTGGTGTATATCCACTACCACCTGAAGTGATTGTTATAGAATCAATCTGTCCCGATGCATCACGCTCTACAGTAAATGTAGCACTGGAACCATTTGCACTGGAGTTTCCAGTTACTGCTGTATACGAAGCATTTGCTTCCGAACCAAGAATAGTACCAGCGGAATAAGTAATAGATGCAATAGGACCAACGCCAGCTCCAGTCGTGGTATTCAGATAGAAGAATCTTCTATCTCCATCATCTTCTACATCATATTCAACTAAAGCATCTAGTTGTGCCTTATTTCCAAGTAATGTAATCTCTGCAAATCTCTTTGCAGTGTCACCAGGGCTAACATCTGGTCTAGTTACAACGCTGAATCCTATAACTTTATATGTATTATAGGATTCGGGTAGTCCAGAAGCTCTAGTAGCAACACTGTAAAGTTGATTGCTACCATCACAAATATCAGTGAAAGTAATTGTTGGCGCAGCATTATTTACTGGGTTGATCTTGTCAACTGTACCAGTTCTTGTAATTTCTACAGTAAAAGTTTTTACACCATCATTATCAGAATAAATGGTTCCTCTACGATTTACTGTGTTTACCCTTTTATCGGGATCTTGAGCAAACTTTTGGGTGGAACCAAAATCAATCTGTTGACCGATTGTACCGTCATTATACAGAGAGAATATCTCTACATCTGGATATGCGGTTAGATCAGATCCTTCAGAATTTAGAGGAACAGAACCAGATACATTAGAAATCGAATAGGTAGGAAGACCTCTGCTCTTGATAACTTGATTATCGCTATCTAGAGTTTCTCTTGCCTTGCTTACTTCAATTTCTTTAGTCTCTTTATTAACAATTTCATAACCTCTAATGTATGCCTTACCAGTGCCAACATTGGCGATCATCTTTCTGGAGGCATCTTGCTCATTTAGACCATTGTAATTTCCTTGTCCATCAGCAGCATATACTCCATTATTGCCATCTTTTTGTGCCCACTCTCTGATATCAACAGAGAAATTATCGACGACATAATCACCAGACTCGTCGTAAGTTCTTCTTGCTAGGGTTTGCTCTACTAGGGAATAATCTGCTTGCGTTACTTTCTTCTGAACAACACCCCTCTTAACACGGAGAAGTTGAATAAAATTCTTATCGGTTTGAGTGCCTAGTTCGTATTTTTTAAGAGAAAGAGAAATCTTTAATCGATGTGCTCCAGGAGCAGAGAAGTTGGAAGATCCAACAGAATTATCATACAAAGAGTTGTCTTCTTCGGGAGTCACAACATCTTCCATGACTCGGAATCCGACCTTTGCACTAGGTGCATTGTAGTATGGATCAATAACAAGCAGCTGCTCATCATTTCTTACAAAATATCCATTAACAAAATAGATACCTTCTTCTACCTTAACAGCAGAAGCATAACCCATAGCGGGACTAACAACAGAAGACTCAGCACCAGTATCGGGATCGGTTACTGTAATTGCGGTTGGCAACACAGATCCATCAGTACCAACAACCATGAGTGGTGTATTGATGCCATTAATAACTTCTAGAGTCTCACCTTGGCGGAAAGTAGACTCATTGTTAGCATCGCCACTTGTGGTATAAACTACAAATAGTGTGTCTGCATTAGTTTCAGTTGCATTCTGCGTGGAAACAACATTACCAATAACACCAGATGTGAGACCTCTTAGTTGTCTTCCTACTAGTTGGGAAATATCATACTTTTTATATACAATATTATCATTGCCGTCATTAACAGCAACTTCCGAAACAGAAGATAACTTAACATAATCTAGTTTATTATTAAGTCCTACTTCACCAGGAATAACTAAGTCTCCCTGTTTGAAAGCATACTTACCATAGCTTTCAATCTGATTCTGTAGAATAGATTGAAGTTGCGTTAACTCCCTACTTTGAATCGAGTACCCAGGACGGAACAGAATTTTATAAAAATTCTTACTCGCGTCAAAATCCTCAAAATAAGGAGAAACATTTAAGTTAGTCTTCTGTGGCATGGTATTCCGCCAAATACTAGTATCTTAGTCGTTAGTATTTAGACGAGATAAAAAAAATCCCCTGCGTTAGCAGGGGACTTGGTGATATTTATTTTTGATCAGAACTCAATGACCAGTTTGATATCTTCAATTTGGTCAGGAGCACGAGTGATTAGTCTTCTGTTCTCAACGTAGATGATGTCACCAGAGTTATTCTCAAGTTCGGGAACACCCAGACCGTTGGTTAGAGGGATGCCCTCAACATTTCCATTAACAGTTGTGTTAGGAGAACCACCAGCACCAGATTGTGCGCCTTGTACAGGTGCAGATCCATTTGCCTCAAAGAGGTAAACTTTACCATCAGCATCTGTATGCTCGCCAGGAGACTGGTAATACTTGAGGATGCCTTCTGTATTAGAAGAAGGATCTAGTGTCCAAGAAACAACACGACCATATGCAGTGCTGCTGCCGCTGTTAACACTCTGACTGATTACTTCGTCAGCAATGTAGTCAGTACCGCCAGTACCAGTAATCTTAACAGCATATAGACCGTTGAGGGTATCTGCTGTTGCAACTGTTGTGGTTCCTTCGTTGTATGGATCCTTAAGAATGCCAATTCTGCGGAAGTCGTTATCAACAGGGAAGTCACCACCGCCCTCATCATATGTAAGGCGAATGTTGGTCATGACGCGCTTAGCGTTGAGTTCTAGTTCCATGTCGGAACCATGACCACCCTTAGGAGGAAGGACTACTTCAATGTCACCAGTATGGTTTGCAGGGGTTGCAACGCCACTGGTCAATGCTTGATCTCCAAACAGGTTGGTGTCAGCAAGAGAGATGGAGGCATAGGTGTAACCAGATCCTTTAGCAACAACCGAAACGGTTGTGGGATCAATTGCACCACCAGCGGTTGTTGTGAACTGGACAACACCACCAACACCATCACCACGAATTGCGGTGTAAAGTGTCTGTGCAGCAGGTAGGTTGCTACCAGCATCTTCTACTACAACAATATCGATTTGACCTACTACAGCAGCAGCTTCAGTTGCTTGACGAGAAGCATTGCTTGCTAGAACGACAGGCATAAAGTCAGACGAGAGGAAGCGTAGTACATCGTCAGTTGGAAGAGTGAACATGTACTTCCAGACGTAACCAGTCGCAGCAGATTCTGTGTAAATGCCATTGCTGTAGTTACCAGAAGTCGTGCTTGGTTCTTCAGTAGCATTCTGACCAGTAGGATTTGCAGGATTCTGACCATTATAGAGGCACTTGAATACCTCATACTGAGAGTTCATTACATAGAACTTAGCATCAGCAATAGCAGACTGACCAGTTGCTGTTAGTTTGCCTAGTTGACCACCACCCGCAGGAGTTGCAGAGTAGTCAGGTTTCCACATGTCAAACTTGGGGTTAGCACTTGTGTCCCAGTTGTAACGTCTGACAACAGCACGGGCATACTCACTAGTAATTCTCTTTGCAGCAATAATGTCATCATAGACACTATACTTTTCGGTCTGGTTGTCTAGAGGAAGGGGTGGCTCGTTTTCTGTACCATAACGATAGACACCTGCCTTAGCAGTAGTACCAGTGTCGGAACCGCCAGAATACTCTTTTAAAGTGGCACCGAGTAGACTTGGGGTGGAGTTAACGCCAGAGGAACCAAAGATTCCAGTTAGAAGAACGGCACCATCATAAACTTTGGCGATGGTTCCTCGGAATGTAGCAGTACCGTAGTTGGCACCTTCGTAAACTTCCGCACCTTCTGTGAGAGTGCCACCCGATACAGAGTAGGTCTCAAGATATGCGTACCAGGGTTGTGGACGACCCACAAAGAAGTACATGTTCGTACTTGGAGTTTCAGTTAGCGACTCAAGAAATTGCTTCGCGTTAAAAATTCTAAACTTATCAGAAATAATAGCAGCCATTGGTTTTCCGTTCCGACGTAGATTTGTGCCAAAGTTATTTATATTTATGCATTTATTTAGTTAATTGAGTGGGGGACGATCTCATCACCAACTGTCACTAAATCTGGTCCACTAATTAAAGTACATCCTTCGAAAGATGTATTTGTTTTGGATGTATATTGAATTGTAGATCCACCACTGGTAAAGATGTATCCAGCATCATCAAAGTAATTTGTAGTTTGTACTAAAATAGATGGGGTAGTACTTACTGCACCAGTCACACTAGATATTGCTACTGGATTTTGATGTGATGGATTGGCTAAGTTCCACTTTTGTCCAGATAGAGTAAAGTTAGAATTACTCCTCTTGACAAAATCATTTATAGTTAAAGAAGCAAAGTATCTGTCAAAGTGCTGGATAGTCCATCCAGATACTCCTGCATGTCCATCATCATAACCAACAGTAGTCCAGTTTCCAATGTTAGAACCTAAGTTTCCAATAGTATATTCACCTTGATATTGGTTGAGACCTTCATTAGCATTCACAATAGTAATAACGGTAAGATCTCTCTTAGTAACATCTTTTGATACAAGTGTTACAAATCCATTGTTTCTAGTTTCAATTGGGTTGGTGAAGAATACTTCTTCTTGGTAGAAGTCGAGTAGACCACTGGGTGGAGTGAATAGAAGCAGAGCAGTGGATTCTCTGCGTACAGAGTAATCAAACACAACATTGATTTGTTGCTCTTGTTCAACTACTGTCTCCTTGTGAGTGATGACCATAGGATCAATTCCTATGACACCAGCTTCAAATGTAGTATCTCTGCGGAATGTGATTGTAGAAATAGATTCTACATCAATCTGTGGTTGAATCTCCAGAATGCTTGTTCTAGCAGAGGATTCTAGAGTTACTTGTCCACCTTCTGCTTGTACAGTTCTGAGAGATTCTGCACCTCTATTGTCAACCAGATAATTTGTTTGAACGGAACTGATGCTTTGAATGACGTTGACACCGCCAGGAACGACAGATACCATGTCTGGTAACTGACGTACAAATGTTCCAGCAACCCAGAACTGATCGGTGGTTCCATCTTGTGCTCTTTCACAGAAGATGAAACGATCATCATACTTGCGTGGATAGTAGATAACTTCGTCGCCAACAAGAAGTTTTCCGTTGGAAGAGAACTGTGATGTATCTGGGATGTATACAATAGTAGAACCTTGTGGAAGGTCTGTTTGTAGGAAAGCACCAGCAGCGTAGTAGTTCTTGTTCTCCAGATGTGTATTGTCGAGTTCTCTTTGAACTGTGACAGTGACTGCTTGCCGTCTCTCTGTAGAGAGAGTAGAAACAGTGATAACATTTGGAGCAGCAGTAGTAACAATAGATGTAATTTGTTTTTCTACGTCTAGTTTTTCCAATTCAATTGGTACAAGTCTATCAGTAGATCTTGTGCGTAGAACAATTCCAGGTTGATCTGCGCCAGCTGGCATATCAGATAGTTCTTCATCTGGCCAGATGTGCTCTTCAATCTCTCGCTCAATAATTACAGGAGATTGTAAAACTGTTGATGTAATAAAAGCAGAAAGTGGAGGTGGAAGAGTAATTGGTTCGACACTACTATTGATAACTCGAATGGAGTTATCAAACACACTCTGAACACCAAGTTTGATGATACTGACTTCAATATCATTATCACGAATATGTTTGTAATTTCTGGTTACAACTGCTTTTGGTGCTTCGGTATATCCAGAACCACCATAAATTAAGTCTACACTAATTACTCTACCGTTGCTTACAACAACAGCAGCACGAGCACCACCACCATTTGCAGTTCTAGGTACAAACTCAATCTGTGGTGGTGTATCATATTGATATGCAGTAGATTCCGCTAATTTACCGTCAGACTTTATAACTGGTTTGTTCCAATCCAATCTGGCGATACGTAAAGCACCATTTCCATCAGACTCCATAATTGGAGTGATGCTAAGACCTGCTCCACGGGTAATATCATTGTAAGGAGTAACTCCATAAGAACCATAATGATCAGCAGTTACATCTTGGTCTTCCCTGTATTCTTTAGCAAAAATATTTCCAGGTACATACTTAATAGTTCTTGCTGTCTTTTCACCATCAATTTTTATTCTGTCACCAGGAGCAATCTTAAAGAATCCTTTTTTCTTCAGAGAGTCTCTAGTATTCTTTACATCATTCTTAAACCAAGATTGAGATTCTCTTGCCAAGAGAGTTTTTCCTTCTGCATCTACATTTTCTGTAGTTAAAGTACATGGATTTGTAGTAGTATCAATTGTAAAGGCGGGACCGTTTGGATTGAAAATAATTCCAACTTTGATGTCCAAAGATGGATCTATAGTTGTGTTATTCGACCTCAAACGGAATTCTAGATTAGATCCACTAGTCCAGAAATTAACCATTTTACCCAATGATTTTCTGTATCCATTTGGCAGTTCTTGGTAGAAGAATACATTGTCATAAGTCGATGGATAGCCCTTATCGCTATTCCACCAGGCAGTGTATCCTTGATATACAGATCCAGCACCATTTGATACCGTCAAAGTTTTTTCAATCAAATAACTTCCTGGTTCATGATCGTATAGAGTTACGATCTTTTCATATTCTTTTCCATAAAGGAGTCTGATGTCAACTACGTCTTCTTTTCTTAATGGATAACTAAAAGTAATTGCTGGACCAGAAATTGTGTATGCAGCTGTAGAACCGTAATCTTGGATGACACCATTTACTAGTACAACCAAAAATCTCTGGTCATCAACGTTATAAACACTTCCATCGTCAACAGAAAGAATTAGGAAAGGACCCTTTGTACTAGATCCTTCTTCCAGAACAGGCGTAGAATCAATAGTATATCTGCGATAGCTACCAATGTTGTATGCGAAGAATTTTTCTACCGCTGTGGGTTCTCCAATAGTTTTTGCGGAAATATCTTGATCCCAAATTGGTGGAGAATCAAAAACAATTTGATTTGGATTTTTGGTTCTGTCAATATAGTATGCATCGAAAGCAGGTTCATTTGGACTGAACTTATTTCTTTGTACAACACCATTCAACGCAACCAGTAAGTTGTCTTCTGGACCAGGAAGGTTAACAGCAGTTCCATCTTCATAATAAAGGTCAAATATCGTTGTTTCTCCATCAATGTAGTCTGGTAGAGATTTGGTTTGCGTTGTTCCAGTAACTGTCAGAGTAATATTATCTTCTAGAACAAAAACAGCAGAAATTACATCTGAACACTCAGAAGATGGTAACTGGTTATCTGGGATGATATTTAGATTTGTGACTGGCGTTGTGCTTGTATAATTTCCAGTGCTGTTGGAATTGAAGTAAGTTCTATCTACTACAGTAGGACCAGAGTTAAAAATAGTATCAATGATATCATAATATGTGTTTAATGCAGATGCTACAGTTGCACACTCTGGTTGGTTGGGGTCTGCAATGACCTCAGAATCAATGAATGGTTGTATATTTGTGTAGATAGTAGTTCCTGGCAAGGTCTGTCTAATTGCTAAGACACAAAGTTCATTTAGCACCTTATCATAAGTTGCTAGAGTCTCTGTTAACTGATCATTAATGTATTGAAGTTTGCTTCCAATGAAATACAATTCCGCAAACTCTACAATATCATAGTTTCCGCCATATCTCAAGTGCTTTACTACTGCATCTAGTAAGAAACCAGTGTCTCTTCTGCACTTAGTCTCCTTAGATGTCCAGTTAATTGCTGGATATGTTGCTTTTGCCCAGTTTACTGCATAATCAATAATATAATCTCTATTGCGATTGATCAAATTTGAACCATCATAGAAAGTTCCATTATTAGTTCCAGAGAACGTAAATGTAATTTGATTAAGACCAGAGAATACTGGAGCAGCTGTTAAACTTGTTCCTGGTGGAATAGAATAAGTATCTCCAGGACTTACTACACCAGTTCCAGTTGGAAGTGTGACATCGCCACTTTGAGTTCCATTCAAATAAGTATTTCCAGGAGCAGCTGATCCAGATGGAGGAATACCACTAGCAACAATAGAATTTCCAGAAAGTCTAACTTGAGTATCACTTACAATTTCAATAACTTTAATATTGCTTGAACGTGGGAAAGCAGATCCAGCACTAACATATGCGCCAATAGCAATATTACTAGTGTCAGTAACAGTAACTAGATCACTGCCAGAACCCCAAGAAGCATTAACCGCAATCCAATCCCAGTTTCTGATTGCCAACTTTGCAAGTCTTACTGCATAAGAAATCGCGGCATTAATATATGTTTCGTAATTATCATACTTGACAACGAATGTCTCGGCATAATCTATGGACTTAACATTGCCACCAAATCTAATATCGTGGCTAAGTGCTTCTAATACGAGTCTAATGTCATCTCTGAATTTTGGTTCAAGAATATTCCAGGGAATAGTGTTATTGCTGATGACAGAAGAATATGTGCTTTCAAACCAACCTAGTGTTTCAAGAATAATAAAATCGGTATTTCTCTCAATTTGATTTGCAGAGTCTAACCATCTACCACCCCTTTGGTAGATATTTCTTACCTTTTTGAGTACATCACCGTTTAGTGCAGAATCTCTAAATGAGAATACTTTTCCTAAGAATTTTTGTGCAAGAATTCTCTGTCCTTCCACAACTGTTTCCCCAAGTGGAGGTGCTGCAAAAGTAATGGCACTACCATTGACTGTAAAAGATACTCCTGGTTCTTGAATTACTCCATCAATAGTAATAATTAGTGCTTGCTCATTGTATGGAGTTACTAGAGTGTTGGTTCCCTTTTTAACTAAGTTAAAAGTTCTCGTGCCAACTAGTTGACCGTTGGAGTTAAACACGCCATCAAAAGCAGCATCTAATTCTAGTTCTTCGGCAAGAAGATCTTGGAAATTGTATTCCTGTACAGATACTGTACCAGTACCTTCTCTTGCTCTATAATCTTCCAGTCTTTGAATAGACTGTGTAATTGTCCTTCTTGTATTTTCTACAGTAATCTTGTTCTTATTTGGATCCCATAGTTGTACAACAGTAAAGTGACTTGCTTTTGGAGATTCCACTGGCATCTCAGAAGATGCAACAGGATCAATAATAACCTCACCAAACAGTTTCATACCTGCTGGGTGTGTGGTCTTTTTAATCAGATCTCTCCAAACATTAATTGATGTTCTGGATTTGATTACGTAAGAGTAGTCTTGGTAGAAGAAAGAATCAGTTAGTCTTTGATTGCTATTACCAACTCTACCTCTATCAGAAGTATAGTATCCCTGATTGTCATATGCAGATCTAATATCTAAGGAGAAGTTAGTTACATAAGTCGCAAAAATTGTACCAGAATTTTTAGATCTAACACTAACTACATCAAAATTCTCTCTAAAGAAACCTTGAATGTTGACAATGGATAGTAAATTAGATCCCTCGCGCCATTCGGCAACAATACCTCTAGCTACTTCTGTACCATTAATTGTCTGAGTTACAATCTCTCCTTTTTCGAATGCATTTTCTGGATAGTTTTTCAGTGCATAGACATAAGGAGTAGTGTAGTTAGAATATAGGGTCTGATCTTTGTGGAAAGATGCTCCATTCCTAACAATTGAAACATTCTTGGGAACGCCAATATCTTGTCCACTTGGAAATAGTTTTACATCAGACTCTACAATTGCAACTGTAGGAGCTGCTGTATATCCCTTTCCTTTTGACTTTACCGTAGCATATACAACTTCGCCATTTCTAACAATTGCATCAAAAGATGCTTTATCCCCTGTATTATGATCAGTAACGACAATTTTTGGATTAGAGTAATTAGATCCTACATTATCAATTCTAATACCAGTGATAGTTTTAGTGAAATCATCAAAAAGAACTGTGGCTTCTGCCAAGTAAGTCTCAGTAGGATAAACACCAACTACAATTGGTGTTTTGCTGTAAACATCACCAATATTGGTAATAGAAACTTCGTTAATTTCTCCAATAGAAAATGCAGAAGATGTAGTGTATGTAATACTGCCACTGCCATCATACTGAGGTTCCTTATCTAAGGAATAACAGAATCTATTGGAAGTAACATAATTTACGACTTTTCTTCCAGTTAAAGGATCTTTGATTATCTTTAAATAAGAATCTTCAGACTCAACTAATCCATTTCGATCGAAGTAGTAGTAATTAGAAAACTCGGTTGGTCTCTTGGTAGAATAATTATTTGTTGCTGTTGTAGGACCAAATCCAAACTTAACCGTAATTTGAGCACCTGCTGCTCCAGGCAAGATAGCAGATTCGGTTTTTTCTACTGGAATGATATTAAAGCTCTTACTTGGGCTGAAATCAAGATAACTTCCTGTTAGCGAACTATCAGAAGTATCGAAAACATATTTGTAATATTCCTGGATTTCTAAAACTGGGTTAGTTTCATAATCTCCAGTTAATCCTCTACGAAACTCAAATTTATTTGTTGGACTTGTAGCTGTAGAAATATCAACAAGTCTCTGGGGAGAACTATTTTCAAAAAAGGAATCAAACGAAGTAATACCTTGAAGAGTATTGATGTTTGTTGTAGATGGATAAACAACAAATAGTTTATGGGTAACAGGATCATAAGATACACTTTCCGATCCATTTACTTGATAATTGCTGTCGAAGTTATATCTACCGTTGTACAATACTGCATCTGCATTATCATAATGATCTACAGCAGTAGTGCTTTCTTGCGCTCTTTCAACAGTCAGTCTATTTCCAGAAATAGAGGAAATTTTAATAATTTCGTCATCAATTTTTACTAAATCATTTTCAGCAAATCTAGACGCATCATCTACTGTAATTTGTGTAGCTTCTCTAGAAACACCAACATGATCAACATATACAATCAATCTCTGAGTGCTCTGTGAAGCACCAGATCTGACTAGTTCTGCGTCATCTACAGATAAAAGATCTTCTCTCTTATATCCAGTACCGCCATCTGTAATTTGGATAGACGTTACATATCCATCAGAACCTACTACAATGTTTGCTTTTGCTCCAGATCCACTGCCACCAGTTAGAGGAATGTTAGTATAACTACCAGTAGTATAATCCCAACCAACATTATAAGTAAGAAGTCTGCCAATACCAGTATAATTTACTTTGGTCGCAAATGATGGTGGTACTAACTGCAGATCTTGATAGATTCTCTTTCTTACATAATAAGTTGTGGTCTTAGTAGTATCGGATGGGTTGATAGAGACATTAACAATATCCTCTAAACCAACACCATGATCTTCATTAGTTTCTACTAATGCAACCAATTGGTTTACATCAAATGGTTCTAGTCCATCGCTAAGAGACCTAAACCCAGTAATTCTTGTACCAGATGTATCGCCTAAGTTATTACTTGCTAGGTAATGGTCTGCAAGGTTTTCTTCAGTTTCAAAATAGTATGGTGCCGTCCCAGTTGCTACATCATCTGGAGTAGAGGGGTCTTTGTCGTAGTCTGCAGTTGGTAAAACTTTTACAGTAACAATATTAGAGTCTGCTGTTGTAGAAAGAACTTCTCCAAAAGCTACCTTTGCAACTGCACCATCAGTTAACTTAAGAATTGATCCTGCAGCATAAGAAGAAGACTTATCAAGGAAAAGATTTAGTACCTTAATAGAAGCAGAGAATGTATTTGTAGTATCAAAAGTTCCCTGTACATTTCTAAGAACAACAACAGTGTCATTTCTTACTGTACCTACAACTTCACCAGATGCTCCAGTAGCAGGTTGAGATAGAGTATCACCAGAAAATAGATATGCTGGATTGATAACTTCAAGACGTGTTGCTTTTGTCTCAGTAGACTCCAACCAATTTACAGATTTTCCTTTTACACTAGAAACAATTGCTTCAGCACCAAATCCACCAGTTCCTGTATTATCAAATACTAGTTTTGATCCTACGCTGAAATTTCCAGAAGAAGAGGTTATATCAACAGTATCAATACTTCCATTCTTTACACTATTAATAGTTGCAATTACGTTTCCTCCATTCGGTGGAGTTCCAGGTCTAAAGAAACGTCTTGCATTTACTGGAAGATCTGTTTGTGACAGATTTGAATTGTAGTTAGAATCTATAGGAAGAGAGTAATAATTTTGACCAAGAATATATGGATACTGTGGGATTTGCTGACTATTAATAGTCAAGAAGTATGCATAAGTTCCATTTGGAAATTGTGGAGTAACACAATATCTTCCGTTGTTCTGGTCCAAAGAACCACTGCGATGTCTATATTCATAGTCATCAATAAATGTTCCTAGAGGATATGTTGTGGTAGATGGACCTTCTGCACGATTTGTTCTTTGGACATAACTAGATGTCATCCTTACAATAGGAGACTGAGGATCTAGTGGATTCTCATGTGCAAATGGACCATAGATTGGGTTTCCATCATATGCAAATCCAAGAATAGGAGAATGAGTTTTGGTAGAAGGTTCTTGGAATGTAGAATTTAAGTTATCATTTAAAGCAACACGAAGAGATTTGGGATTAGCTACATGACCATATCCATACTCAAGTGCGCTGTTATAGTTCTCGAACAAATATCCATACTCTGTATCGAGTTTGGACTCTAAGTTAACAAATCTATTTCTAAACCATCTTCGGATAGAAGCACTACCTTGTGCGCCAGAACCAACAGGTTCTACAATAACTTCAATATTAGCCTGATCATAAAATTCACCTTCATTGATAACTTCATATCCAGTAATTTTACCGCCAGTTAGAACTGCTTTATATTCTGCAAATCTTCCTCTTCCTAACTTATCTCTGATAATAATAGTAGGAGGAACAGAATAATAATCACCACCATTATCAATTACAAGGCTAGTTACTTTACCTAGAGTGACGATTGCACGTACTACTGCATCTCTACCAGAAGTAATTTCTACTCTTGGTGTTTTTGAATATAACCCAGGATTTAGAAGTGTAATAGACTCTACAAATTCTCCAGAAAGATTGGCAATAGCCTTTCCAGCAACTCCATCAACTAAAACAAATGGAGGAGCAGTATACTTCGATCCTTTAACTGTTACATCAATTTTTTGGAGTCTTCCAAAATCAACATACGATGGATCCTTATAACCATAAACTCGAACACCATTAACCAAGATACCAACTTCAGTTTTTGGAGTTTCGTAAATTTCGGTAGTTCTAGTAGCAGATTTTCTAATCAGTTTTAAAAGTTTCTGATCTCTTACATTTGTTGGAGCATTCTGTGCTCCATCTAGAATTGGATATGATGGATAACCAGAAGAAGCAATATAATAATATTGCTCGTCTTCAAAGATTGCAGAAACATCTGTAGATAATCCAGCAAGTGTTTGCTGAATCAATGCATAACCAGGAGTAGACACCTGTGTTGTGCCAGTGAACTTCCATCTTGGATTATTTTGCTGATCCATAATTTTAGGATCAGCGGTTGTAAATCCAGGCAGTCCAATTTGGATCTTCTCCCCAACACTAGCGTTTGGTTGTCCATCTACAACATTCAAATTGTAAACAAGACCAAATGCTAATAAAGTTACGCCCTCACCAGAGAGTTCAATGGGTTCATAGACCTCAGTTCCAACAGGATACGTTCCTTGTGTCTGTCTGCTGTTGATAGTAAACTGAGTGATATTCTTATCACTGAAAGTGAATACTTCTGTACCAATTAAGAGTTTTCCTGTTCTTCTCCACCCTAAAGTAGAAAAGACTTCAATAGAATCACCCTTAGTGTCGGAACTTTGGATTGCTTTGGTTAATTCTGTCTTGGAAGTTAGTGCAAACTCACCATTAATTGTTTCCTGAGCTAGGAAAATATTGTAGATATTTTCGCCATCTACAGTGCTATCAAATCTTACATTATCTACTGTAGCAGAAGCAAAAGCAACACCACCAGAAGATGGTTGTGTAATGACCTTGCCAATAAGATCATTGACATTTCCACTAAGAACTTTTGCCTTTAGTGCATATCCTTTTACCCAATCAGATTCCGAAGACTTGTAAGTGAGATCTCTTGGATTGTATAGAGTTGGTGTATTCTCTTCTCCACCAGCAACTAGTGTATTAAAAATGAATCTTACAGAGGCATCTGTACCCTTTGCCTTGTAAAACTTACGAATGTTCTTGATAAGAGTTCTCTTGTCAACTTCACCCTTCAAATACTTCTCGGGGAAAGCACCAAGATACTGTGCTTCAAAACTCTTAATCAGAGCATACAGAAATAGATTACTAACGTTCTGTACTTCAGAACCACCAGAGTGAGCAGTAGCAACTGTGCTTACAAAATTGCTGCTACTATAAAGGTCGCCAAGCTTAGTGTTTCCACTAACACCTCTGCTTACATCCTCAAAGGTTGTATTTGTTCTAGTCTTGTAAAAGCAAATCTCATCATCAATCTTGAAGTAACCATTCTCCTCGGGAAAAGAGGTTGCATCAGCAACAGTAATAGATGTTGCAGAATCTGTAATGTTCCCAGCAAGAGTCGTCTTCTGTCTTAGCAGGTTCTTCTCATAGTAATCGATATCTGCATATGTTTGCAGATTACTGATGACATCAAGAGGTTGACCTTGCAACTCCTGCTGCTCATAGTATTTTGTTACAAACTTACTGAAAAGTTCGTATTCAGAGGTTATGAACTCTGGGAGCTGAGACTCGATCAGAGTGGAAATTGCTTTTTTTACTGCCATCTATATTACTCTGAGAACGCAGCGAAGCTGCTTTTTGCTACATCAACATCTAAGTAAACCTCACGTTTTGCCACAATGTCATTCTCTAGAGGTTTAACTCTTAATTCAATACGATTATCACCAAAGGTCCCCTTAATGATAGTCATGTCATACATTTTAATTTCGCCTTTTGCATAATCAATATCACCAACATTATCGTCCAAAAGGACTTTTTCGCCAGTGATTCCATCTAGTCTATATAGGACAATTTTGCCACCCCTATCCTCAAGATAGACAGTAAAATTAGGATATTCGGTAACAACGAAACCCGTTGAAGATACTACAGGGTCGTCATCATCAAGGAAGGCATTTTGATAACAAATTTCGTAGTATGATGTAGAGTTGATTTGTGCATAAAAATCTTTTCTCATCGTCACCGAAGTGAGATTTGAATTGATAGCGACATCAGAGTTATCGATAACAGCAACTGCTTTACTGTATCTAAACTTACCGTTAAACTTTTCTGTATTGGAGTTAATAATGTAAGATTGGAAGTCAGAAATTGCATTATCTCTGATCTGCGTTTTAGTCAGTTCTGTTTTTCCTTGGTCATAGTAAATCCTACTATCAACTTCAACATAGAGAATAGATGGATCGATCAACTCGGGAACAATAGCAGCAACTCTATAATCCTTCAACTTACTCCTGATTTCTTCTTTAGTAACAGAAGTCAACTTAGCAGCATCTGTTGGTTTGACAGCAATGAACACTTTACCGTATGCAGGTGGGTCTTGCTCTTCACCACCAAATACAATGATGTCACTAACTGCTGGATAAAGATTACGAACGATTGCACCATAGTCACCAGCGGTCACAGCGCGATCTTGCGCCGCAAACATCTTTGGAGCAGTAAACTTGATCTTAGATACACTTTCTGTCTCTGCGCCTCCTGCAGCGGCAGTTACGGTGGTTACAGAGGCACCTACGGTCGCTGGGTTGTTTCCAGACTGATTTACAAGAGTTCCAGAGAACGTAAATGTTCTGGCTCCGTTAGAATCTGCACCAGCAGTAACTAGATAAGAAATTTCAATCTTCTCACCGTTCTCTAGTTTTCTTCCCAGTACACCATCACCAAATAGAACTTCATATCTCTGCTCAGAGATTTCCTCTAAGAAGAAAATTTGAGAAGATGGTTTAGCTTCTAAAATATTTTCAGATAACGTATACTCTTTGAACAAAGTAGACGTTGTGGATGGATAAACTTTAACTTGTATTGTTGATGTATCGATACCAGCGTTGTCGAGAATAAAACGCTGACTCGTCAATGCTGAATTGAAAGTGTATGTATTGGTCAACATAGCACCTTCTCTAAGTTCTAGACCGTCAAAATTTACGACGCCATTGACGACCTGACCTAGAACGTCTCTCGTTACTGCATATTGATACAGTGTATTATCAAACGAAGAGACAAAACCTGTTCCTGCCTTAAGTGTTAAACTTGTATCCGTAGTAGGAGCAGCATAAGTAATGGCAAGGTTTACATATGCTTTTGGTGCTGTCCTTGACTTAGGACGATATCCTAGTTGCTTCGCAAGAGATACTACATTGTCTCTGAGGTTGGCAGAGTCAATGAACATCTCATTGACAGTCATGTTGGCATTAAATGCCGTGTAATATGTGTTATACGCCAATACATCGATCAGGGTTGCAAAAGCAGAACCCTCAAAGTCATAATCGGTAAAATCAGAGTTAGACCTTAAGTAATCTTTAAGGGCTGCTTTGATTTCAACGAAATCTAAGTTTGCTACCTGTGTGTATGGCATTTATCGTGTGCTCTCTAGGAAGAATTCAACGTTCACTGGTACATCCTCTCTACCAACAATCAAGTACGATAATTCCACTTCAAATCCATTGTTCTCGTAATCTGGACTAACAATAACCGTGTCTACAATTACACGAGGTTCATAATTTGAAATACACTCTTGAACTGCTCTCTTAATTAGTGCAGCAGTACCAAAGTCCAGAGGTTCGAACAATAATCTGTAGATATCAGACCCCAACTGAGGTTGAAATGGTCTCTCCCCCTTATTAGTAAGGAGGAGATTGCGAATAGATTGTACGATTGCAGCCTTATCCTTGACAACGACTAAATCATCGCTGACAGGGTGTTTCTTAAATGTAACGCTCAAGTCCTTGAACGTCTGAAACGCAGGCATGGAGATACTATATGACTACGTTTTATTTATTCACTCGTGCCAACGCTCTACAAAATCGTCAAATCCACCTGCTCCTCCACAAGGGCGCTCAAGGCGATCTTCGGGCAGGGGGTATAGTTCGTCCTTTTTCTTTGCTCTACGACGCTTTGCAGCGGCGTCTAGGTATCTGTCACTGTCTGTTTCTGTAATCAGTGTCATACCTTCTTCAATAAATTCTCCACTTTTGTCTACTGGAAAGAGTCCCATTAAAAAACCTCCCTAAAGTCTGTTTCCAGAACTTTTAGAGAGGTTGCTATCTCTAGGACTATTTATTTGCCTTGACCGCGATACTTCTTCCTTGCTTTGTTACGACTGGTGGCAGCATACAGGGTGTGCTTAGAAGTGCCCTGACGAGTCTTCTTGGGTTTCGACTCAATGATTTTCTTGCCGCTCAGTCCGACTTTTGCTCGTGCCATAGTGTTTTATTAATTGACTTGGATATTATAGCACATTATGTGCCTTCTTGTGGTATTTCTGGTTCAGGTGGTTCTGGTTGTGTTACAGATCCATCATCATTTACGATTGCCGTAGCTAGCGGAGCAGCACCCATAAAAACAGTGACACTCGCGGATCCAATCATTGGTGCCCCAAAGTTTGTTACGGAACCAATCGTAGCAGCACACCCACCATTGATATACACTCTACTATGTCCAGTAATCAATACGTCTGGATGCGGAGGTGGTGGTGGAATAATAGGAATAGTATGCGGAATGCACGTATTCCCCGTGCTCATTGCGGGTAGACCATTAATATACACGTTAGATGAATACCCTGCTCCTGGTGGATGCACGGGATTCAATGTTGTAAATGTTGGAATAGGAATAGGGTGGATATCGTGGTTTGCATAAGGACCCACGCCTCTCCTAAAAATAGGCATTGCCATATTACAACGATATATCGGTCGTAACGTTATTTATCCCTGCCTTTGAGAAATATTGTTCGTATCGTTGGTTCGGAATCTCGCCGTTATACCTCACAGGCAAATAGAAATACCAAATATTATTACTTAAGTTACTTGCAAAAGTCTCAAATGCTGCAGCACCAAGTTCTTGACGTACAACCTCATCTGGTCCTGTTAGCACATCGGGCACTACAATCGTCGTACAGGCGACTTTGATGGTATAAACGATACAATCCATCTCTGAACCCTTAATGTCTGCTATAAGACCAGCACGAGGGTTCCCAGAGTCATCTACTTGGGTGAATGTATTATAATATTCGTTGCCAATCGTCGCGGCGTCGGCGTATTCGGTTATAGCGGTGTTCAGATAACTGTTCTGTACATACCGATCCCATGAAGAGGTACTGAATTCAGGAATCGATCCGTCATAAGGAATCTCAACATCTCGGAGAATCCATGCCCCATCAGATCTTACTTTGATAACCTCGGCGTACTCGTACCCTAACGCATCGGCTCCGCCATACCCATATTGTGGTTGACCATACTTTGTACCATTCACAATAGTCATCTCATGGTCATAGAATCCCCACTCGGTGCAACGCCCAGAGATCTCAGCAATTCCCAAATACCCAAGCGTAATGATCGGGGGAATGTAGTTGAGGTTCTGGGCAATCTCTACACCAGGATCCAAACTACCGTTGAAAGATGGTAAAAGATTCAACCTCCCCCATGCTTTCTCAATAACATCCCCACCATAATAAGCGGGTTCATAATTCACTAAGTCATTCGCAGTCTGCTCATCCATGCCTTCGTAATCTGCTGTTTCACGAGGCCACAGGTCAATCCGCTCAATCGTCACATTCATCGTGACAATCCGTTCATCCTCAAATGCTGGAACCATCCAAATCTGAGTAGGCTGGATCTCCTCCCATGTTAACCACGGAGGGGTCTGTGAGATGAGACCTAATTGCAATCCATCGATAATCGCTTGATTGTCCTTTGGATAAAACCTCCCAGCATAAAACGGTACACCATTCTGACTCTGTAACGTCTGCAGTTTACTAAAGTCCGCTAATTCAATCGGACCAATGCCGCCCATCGAGGGTGCTAAGAAATTGATGAACGGTACTGCCATTAGACTGCCTTTGCTACCTTCAGAAGGTCCTTCTTAATCCCCTCAACGTTATTATGTAGATAGTCAAGCGTCTGTGCTAAGGTCTCCCTCTCCGTCGCTGTAGGTCGCTTGTACATCAATTGTGGATTCTCCAGCTTTAGGAGTCTCTCCTCCAGGTTCGCTAATTTCGCGGACAGCACTAGGAGTATCTCCTCTACCTTGAGCGGCGTATCGTTGGAGGACTGGTTGCTCTTTGTCTCCTCTGAGGAATCGTTCTGCTGCTTGTTGTTCAAATCCATCACAAAATGTGTCGAAGTTTGCTAATATATCGTCGTAGTTCTGAAAGGGGTTTTCCATGATTTTTTTGCTGGGAAATTTTTTTGGATTTCAAGGTTTTCAAAAAACCATTTTCAAAAATATTTATCGGTCGTCTGGATACTTTTGTAGGTTAGGAGGGACCCATGGATTTCGCTTGGCCCGCTTGGGTATAACATAAGGGGGCCAATTAACTGCCCCCAGTGTCACTAACTGTTCATGCGCTAAGTGTAACTAATTGCTTGGCAATCAATCGTGCTGTGTGTTGCTTTGGTCTGTAGGGCATACACATCACATTGCCACATGTATGCACCCATTTCATATGCTTACTGCCTTTGCGTTCTAATACCCAACCATGGGCAATTGCAAGGCGTTTGAGTTGCTTGTCTGTCATGTGGTTAGTGTAGAGAAATGCCTAGGTGCTAGGATGGGTCACCATGCGGGCAGGCGGTCGATCGCTTCCTGTGCATGGTGCTCAGCGTAGACGCCTGCGATCATGTAGGCGCTGTGTGCTGTGCCCTGTAGGGTGTTGCTGCTGACCCATCCTGTCTGGCGGGTGCTGATGTCAGAGGCGAGGCGGAAGCAGGTGGGGTTGCGCTTGGTCATGGTGTCTGTGTGTTGTCTGGTGTATTGTAGCACGGGGGGCGACCCCTCAGAGGTCTGCCATCATCTCATTCATCTCGTCTGCATCGATGGCGACGCTATCCCATGCCACACCGTCGCCAGTCTTGACAAGGTGGCGTCCGATCTGCCCGTCGGTCATGCAGCGCACGAACTTCTCCCAAGGGGTCTCGTCATCAGAGCAGAACTCCACACACGCCTTGGCGGTGTTGTAGAGGAATTCATCGTTGCCGATCCAGAGGGAGGCATTCCAGGTCTCGTAGTTTGCCCAACCGTTGTAGGTGCTGGTGGAAGCGGTCATGATCTCGGTTCGTTTGGTATGTGTAAATTCTACAGGGTCAGGCGGCGATGGCAGACCCCATGTGGACAGTCTGCAGATTGACCTCTGCCCAATCGTATTCTTCCTTCAGTTG